ATGGCTAAACTACATATTCAGATCTTCTACTAATCCACCTCCAAAATGATTCATGATTTTAAGAGAGCCGGCCGCGATGCAATACGAAGGTATATCCTTGCTCGACAATGTCTGGAAAGGAAAGCAATGATGTGCAAATCAACACACAGAGTCGATGCAGTTAAGAGAGTCATATATCAGCACGAGAAGACTATGAACCCTCATTACGACATAAATCCAGAAATACTTCTCGATCCTGGAACGATAGGCGGTTCGGGTCGGCATCACATCAAATACAAAGTAGAGTATATCTCTAAGTTAGATTCTAAATGGAGAAACTGGTATGACAAAGAAATCGACATTGATATCGAAAAGACCATTGTAGAATATCGAGATATTAGATTAGAAGAAATATTGAAAGAGTCGGATGAATAGTCCGACTTTTTATTTTACAGGAAACCCGTAGTCCAACCAACCAGCAACTGGTATTCCTTCAACCGGAGAAACACCCATTCCAAATTTTAAAGATATTACATCATATCCCAATAGTTTTAGTGATACCAACATTTGACTCGATGTGTGTCCAACATAGCAGATAAGAACAATTCTCTTATCCTTAGGAAGCTTTTCTAAATTTTCAAGTAAGTCTTTCCAAAATATATTCTTTGCACCTTTGATATGACCAGACTTAAAGTCTTCAGACTTTCTTATATCCAACAAAAAGTATTTACTTGGATCTTTATCCAAATCCTTTTTAAGATCCGGTGGGGTTATGTAGTTCCAGTTTTTATCAACCTCTTCCATATACGCTTTTAGTGAAGTGAGTATGTAATCATTCTCTAAATCATCCTTTGCCTCAAAAAATTTTAAATGTTTCATTCCTTCATCTTTTGTTTTCTATCCGACCAAATGTGGTACATATTTACTACGATAACCATCGAGTTTAAAAGTATTAGTGGCATTCTTCCGTGATAGAAAGCGTAGAATAAAAATATCACACATCCTACATTGTTTAGAATTCTAAGCAGTGTCACATTTTTCGTACAAAAGCTAATCAAAATTATTACCGATGCCATATAAGCCATTATTTCCATGAAATTTTCCATATGTTATATATTAAATTTGAAATCCAATATTAAATTTCATATCTTTGTTAAAACATAAACAACGTTTTTTTATAAATACTCTTATGTTTATAAATGAAGTTATGGCACTTCTAACGATACTGCCAAAGGTATTGGTCGCTACTATATGTGGTTGTTTGGTTGGGTGGGAAAGAGAAAAAAGAAATAAAGTTGCTGGTATAAGAACTAATATACTAATATGTGTAGGATCTTGTATATTTACTATTACTTCTTTTTTGGCGGCACCGTATTATAGTTTATCAGATCCAACAAGAATATTGTCGACAATAGTCACAGGAATTGGATTCTTAGGAGCAGGTGCGATTATACAGAATAAAGATAAAATAACAGGACTAACTACCGCGGCATTTATATGGACTATTTCTGCAGTAGGAATATTGTGTGGAATGGGATTGACTTTAACTCCGATAGTACTTACTATAGGACTTATCTCAATATCACACTACTTCGAAAAAGTAGAACGATGGATAAAAAAAGATACAGAGAATGATAGAGATTGAAAGAAAGTTTTTACTAAAATCGATTCCGGATGTAAAGCCATCCGAGACTATAAAAATAAATCAATGGTATCTTAAAGTAGATGGTATTTGGGAAAGAGCAAGATCGATGGATTCCAATGTCTATGGAATCAAATGGGTCCATACCGTAAAGACACGAATTTCCGAAATATCAAATATAGAAGAAGAGCGAGACTTATCTAAGGATGAGTTTGACGACTTTGTAAAAAGATGTAAAGATGCCAATATGAATGCAAGATATATTAAAAAACAAAGGCGTATTTATCCAGACGGAGAACTAAAATGGGAAGTGGACGTATTCTCTCTAAAATGTCATATCATAGTTGCCGAAATAGAAATACCTACGGAAGACTATGATTTGCGGATTCCTGACTTTATACAGAAAAAAAATTTATTGGAGGTAACCGGCCTGAAGCAATTCAGTAATAGAAGTCTTTCCAATCGAGTCAAATCAAACTTTCGATAATTTCAATATATAAAATCTATGGAAAGAAAATTAGAATTACGTATGTATGGATTCGTGCCCTACAATATATCGGAGATACAAAAAGCTATACAATTTGGGCATTCCGTAGTAGAATACGGACAGATGGTCAAGCACAATCTAAATGAAACTACTATTGGTGAGCTATACGACGACTGGGCAGACAACTGGAAAACTTTCATTATTCTAAATGGTGGCACTAGTAATCATATTGATCCTGAATATATAGGATCGATGGAAAGTATTTTAGAAGAGTTGAAAACCAATAACGTTACTTTGTCAACTTTTAATGAACCGGATTTGAACGACATGCTTTCCGCGATAACGTTCATCATAGACGAAAGAGTTTTTAATAGAAAAGACTATCCAGACTTTGGTGATTGGGTTATGGTAAATCATTTCTCATATCTTAGAGACAACATGATAAATAGTGGCAAGATTGAAAAGATGAGAAAGGAAGGATATTTTATTGGTGGAAACGATAGAGAACGGAAGATATATTCTGACTGGACTGATTTTGTTGGTGGTGAGAAGAACGTCTTTCTTAGAGATTTTTTGAATCCAAACAAAGTAAAATTGGCATAATGAACAACTGGTTGAAAATAGCCAATGACACGTTCTATGTAAAGGAATGTGACGTACAGCTCTCATTCGAGAAATGGGCTATTCTATACCTTACTCTGGATATAAGCGCATATCCGAAATACTACGATGACTTTATAAATATATACGAAGGAAGAAAGTCATTTGACATATACACTGTTAAGTTTGCCGCTCAGAATTGTAGGATAAAAACTATGGACATAGACTTTGGTAAGAAGATTTCTATGAGCATTAGATGTGAAAACTTAGATGCACATAATATATCAGAACGAAGAGACGAACTTATCAATGATATACTAAGCTTTAAAATTATATTTTAATTTATCATAACCTTTGTCAGTTAAATATATTTGATTTCTTTTTTAATATTAAATATTAATATATAAAGAAACAATATTTTTAAGATGGCAGACGAATACGTACCATACCAAGGAGGACTTACGATAGACGAATTTATCGATAGTATCAACACAGAGCTTACAATAGGTTGTTCACTTCCTAGAACATTACCAGATGCTATGATCCGGCAGATAGTAGAAAAAAGAGCGTTGCCTTGGTTCTATAGATCTTATCAATATGCCGTTCAGAAATTGTATTTTTTGATTAAAAAAGAGGCCTTCACCAGTGAAGAGTTTACGAAGTACAACTATGTTCAGGTTCCTTGTGAGATACAATCGGTAATATACCTCTATGAGGTTAGAGGTACCAGTCTTTTCCAATTAGGTATAAATACTCCTAACCTTTCTGTAAACCTTGGTGTTACGAATCAACCATACTTATCTTCATATGTTACAACAATCGGTGAGTTGGGTATGTACAAAACTTTGCTGGATAACATGTCGGACATGCTAAACCAGTTGAACAAATACACATTGAAGTACCAGTTCAACCAGTTGAACCATAGACTACACATATTAACAAATGTTAAGTATGACGTGATTATGGAAGCTTATGCCAACATACCACAGGAAAATCTATTCAATGATGATTTGTTCTTCAAATATTGTGTAGGATATGCCAAACAAGCATTGGGAAATATGGTCGGAAGGTATACGTTCACTTTGCCGGGTGGTGTCACGATCAATGCGAATGATTTGGTTTCTCAAGGAAAAGAAGAAGTTAAAGAAGTTGAAGAGGAAGTGAAAGGTCAAAGTAATTCTAGTTTCTTTTTCATGATCAAAAAGTAGTTTACCAGGGAGTGTTAAAAAGTTTATATATAGTATATGGAAGAAATTAAATATACTATTTACAAACTTATTGATCCTTTAACCAACGAGACACGTTATATAGGATTGACATTTAATGATTTGAAACAAAGATTGAGATCACATTGTAGTGAGAATTCAAAATCACACAAATCAAATTGGATAAAAAAACTTAAATCAGAAGGAGTTAAGCCAATAATAGAATCGATTGAGGATAATATATCATCATATGATGAATGTTGTGAAAGAGAGATATTCTATATTGAGAAGTTCAAGTTAGATGGACATCGTCTTACAAATTCTGCAACAGGAGGTAATAAGAATAAGAAGATGTCCGATGAAACTAGGAAAAAAATGTCCGAATCACATATCGAAAGATATAAGACTTACAAAATGGTACATTCTGAAGAAACTAAAGTATTATTGAGTAAAAGAGCTAAAGAAAAATTTGAAAATGAGTCGGAACGTGATAAATTAAGAATATCCAATAAAAGATATGAAGATTCTAAAACGGATGAGCAAAGACTAAAGGATATTTTAATACAAAAATGCAAAACGGTTTATCAATATGACAAAAAAATGAATCTAATCAACACATATCCATCTATAAATAATGCCGCAAAAATAAATAAAATATCCAATAGTAATATAACTAAATGTTGTCAGAAAAAAGTAGCGGCAGTTGGGGGTTTTGTATGGAGATATGAAGGTGATTTAACACCACCGACATATAAATACAAAAATGTTTCTGAAATTTAATATATAAAATAGAATGATGCTTAGATACGAACAACTTAATGAAAAAAAAATGTGGTACGTCGTGATTGGAATAGACAAAAGGTCTAAACTAACTAGAGAAGAAATACAAAATTTAATATCATGAAATACTTAAAGAGATATAACGAAAATTTTAAAGGTTTTGCTAATGTTGATACTAGTCAAGATGCTTTCAATAGATGTCAAAACTTATCAGAGGACGAATTCTTAAAAATATTAAGAGAAAATTGTAAAAACTTTTCACTTAGTAATGACCTTTTATATAGAAATAAAGAATATTCTGGTGATTTTCAGTTATTTAAACCATATAAAAGAAGAACAAACCCAGCAACTTTTCCAAAATTCTTTAATGGAATAGAGGATGATTCAAACTACCCGGTTAAAAGAAAGTTATCTTTGATAGGTGGTACAAATCCATCATTCATATCAGAGTTAGATCCGGATTTAGCGGTTTATATAGTTATACCGTTTGATAATTCTAAGATTGTTTTTTGTCCGGTTCCGGATTTATTATTTTTAGACGATAGAACAAAAGAAGAATATGTGAGTGGTGAGCCAGTTAGTGATAAAAATTTTGTGATGGTTGAATATACAAAAGACTTTAAAATTCCTGAGGAAGATTTAAGTAAACTACCCGGTCATAAATCCTCTCATTCGGGTTATGAGTTTTTTACATCCAGTAATTGTTTACTAATTCATGAATCATATATAGATATTTTAAACCAAATTTAAATTAAAAAAACCAGTCAATCGACTGGGTTTTTTTATTTCATCTATTCTCATTTGTCGTCATTCTTCTAAGGTTACGAAATATCTTACATCTTGAAGCTCATAGTAAGGCATGTGCCTGAGTCCTTTATCGTTGGTGAAATCTATGATGTTTCCAAACTGATCCATTAGAACCACGTACTTTTTTCCGTATGTAAAGCTTTCACAATAGCTGACGCAGACAATGATATCACCTCTTTTGAGTAGTTTAGTAGAAGATGTATTTTTCATCCTCTTTGATGCAATAGATTGAGATAGGATATATTCTCAAATCGTCGTTGCTTTCGTCAATCATGAATCTCATGGCACCATCTATAATCTCAGGGTTGATTATTTTTATAGTAGCATGGTGAAGACCTTTTAATACCGTATAGGAAATTTCATCCATTTCTTCGGTAAGGACCATATAGTTTTCCTTTCCTTGTATTTTACCATTCAATCCTTCGATAAAGTATGTCTTTTCGATTATTGACCTTAGAGCGTCTGTTGCCGAGCACTCTACTTTAATTTCATGTTTTACCATTTCAGTTTATTTAGTTATTACGATATTTGTATTGATAAAGATAAAAAAGTTTAGCTATGATAGACGATATTTATAGATGTTATCTCATGGTCGTCAAATGGGTATAGTTCTTTGAATAGTTCATATCCTTCATGTGAAGAATAGTTGTCGAACCCTTTGTTTATCTTTTTTATTATTGGAATAAGAGAATTTATCTGCGTGTTCGTCACTTCAATCTTTTGACGATTATCCTCTGTGTCTATTATTAAAAAACCTCTCATATAAGTTTTATTTTTATTTATATATAAGTTTGTTATTATGGTAATATATTTTTTATTTCTTCGGAACCATCAGGATTGGCGGAGTGTATTACGTATTCAGGGAATTTAAAACCATTTTCATTACAGAAATTTAACAAAAACTTAGCACAATGCAATCCAGTATAAACCCGATTTTCATTTAGATCAAACCATTCTTCGAATGGTAGTTCTGCCTTTAGTTCTTCAACGTCTGCCAAGTCATAATCGAATGCAACCAAATCAGGAACACCATTGTTCTCGATCCATTTTACGAACTGACCATAAGAACGAACGATATCCCATTCTTCGTGATAGATACGACAGTCTGTTCTTCGCCACATATAAGTAGCACAATCTATGGGTATCCGCCAATCGTCTAAAAATAACCGTTTCATAGTGCAAACATACGGACAAATTTTAATATATATAGTATAAGAACCGGGGGACTATGTCCCACTTTAGGACCGGTATAGTTTCAGCCCCAACGGGTACTATAAGAAAGCCACTGAATTCGCTACTCGGTGGCTTTCGCTTTATAATATATATTGGGTGTTACTGATGTTACCAATGGATAAGTCCAATCATATTATATACGGACTAATAATCTTTATAATATTTTATTTTATTTTTAAAAAATTAAAAATTAAGAATAGTATAGTAATGACTTTTTTTGTTAACTGTCTATATTTCAATAATAAAAGAAATATTCGACTATCAAAATATAAACATGCACACACCCGAAATATACGATGCTATGTGTACTATATTAGGAGCATTATTGGGAGTTATAATAAGTTTGATTTAAACTTTGGTCTAATTAATATATAAAAGAAACAACTAAAACAATTATGGAAAACACAGAACATATTTTAAAAGAAAATCCGGGAAGATTCGTACTTTTTCCGTTGAAGTACCACGACATCTGGGAGATGTATAAGACTGCCGAGCATTCATTTTGGACAGCCGAAGAGATTGACTTAGCTCAAGACTTAACTGACTGGGATGAAAAACTTAATGATGACGAAAGACACTACATCAAAAATGTATTGGCATTCTTCGCTGCATCTGATGGTATCGTAAACGAAAACTTAGCAGAGAACTTTGTGAAAGAAGTTCAATATCCAGAAGCGAAAAACTTTTACGGTTTTCAAATCGCCATGGAGAACGTTCACTCTGAGACTTACTCTCTTTTGATTGATACTTATATCAAAGATGAAAAAGAAAAAGATCATTTGTTTAACGCAATCGATACTGTTCCTTCTGTAAAGAAGAAAGCAGATTGGGCTTTAAAGTGGATCGATTCTGAATCATTTGCAGAACGTTTAATAGCATTTGCTGCAGTAGAAGGTATCTTCTTCTCAGGATCATTCTGTTCTATCTTCTGGTTAAAGAAAAGAGGTTTAATGCCTGGTTTAGCTTTCTCAAATGAGTTGATTTCAAGGGATGAAGGTTTACATTGTGAGTTTGCTTGTTTGTTACATAACAAATACATTACAAACAAAGTTAGTCAAGAAAGAATTACTCAGATAATAACAGAAGCAGTTGAGATTGAAAAAGAGTTTGTAACAGATTCTTTACCGGTATCTCTTATTGGAATGAACGCAAAGTTGATGCAGCAATACATCGAGTTCGTTGCTGACTATTGGTTAAGTGAACTTGGTTGTAAGAAATTCTATAACGCCGAAAATCCTTTCGACTTTATGGATATGCTTTCTTTGCAAAACAAATCAAACTTCTTTGAGAAAAGAGTTTCTGAATATCAAAAAGCATCTGACAAGAATATCGACTTCGATAACATGGATGATGACTTCTAAAAAAATAAAATATGATAAACATATACGAACCATACCTAAATAAGGATATTCTAAAATACGCACATGATGCTTTAGATTCCACATGGATATCATCAAATGGTAAATATTTGAATCTTGTAAAGGATATGCTTACCGAAAAAAATGAAAGTAAGTACGTATTGTTGTGTAACAATGGGACTACCGCAACACATCTGTTGGCGGTAGGTCTTAAGCACAAGTACCCAAAGATTAAAAACCTTATTGTTCCCAATAACGTATATGTTGCCGCATGGAATTGTTTTTTGATGAATCCAATGTTCAATCTGATTCCAATAGATTCTAATCTAGATACTTGGAACATAGATTTGGAAGTATTGGACAAAACCATACAAAGATATTCGCCAGAGGATACGGCGGTATTGATTGTTCATAATGTTGGAAACATTGTCAATGTTCCAATGTTGAAGGATAAATACAAAGACTATGTTTTTTTAGAAGACAATTGTGAGGGTTTTTTAGGAGAGTACGAAGGATATAAGTCTGGGTCTAAATCTTTCGTATCATCCGTATCATTCTATGGAAACAAAACAATAACGAGTGGTGAAGGCGGAGCGGTGTTTACTGATGACGAAGAACTTTTTGAGTTTTTGAATTCTGTCAGAACACAAGGATCGACATCCAAAAAGTTTATCTTTGACAAGCTTGGGTACAACTATAGAATGACGAACATTCAGGCCGCCCTACTATATGGACAGATGGAATATCTTGATGAGATATTGGAAAAGAAACAGATTATATTTGATAGATATAGAAGCAATTTGGATGGATTTTCTTTTCAAAAGATTGAAGAGAATACCAAGCATTCCAATTGGATGATTGGAATTAATCTTAAAAAGGATATAAAAGATTTGTGTTATAGTTTGTTTCAACAGGGTGTTGAAACGAGACCTATGTTTCCGCCAATGTCAAAACATTTACATCTTAATAAATATGTTGGTGACGAGACGAATTCAAAAGAGTTGTATAATACATGTATAATGCTACCTAGTTATCCAACTCTGAACAAAAAGCAGATAGATTATATATGCAATTTAATAAAAAAAAATAGCTAAATGAGATCAATAATAGGTAAGAAATACAAAATCGATTTTCCATTTCATGATGAGGTTTTTATATACCATCATCTCGGATTGGGAGATCATATAAGTTGTCACGGAATAGTAAGACATAATTGTGAGATTTACAAAAAGGTAAACCTATTCGTAAAGCCACACTATTACGAAAACGTCAAGTATATGTACAATGATTTGGAAAACTTAAATATAATGAAGGCCGATGATCCACAGGTAATTAATTTTTTGAACACAATGGATCCGGTCAATGTCAAATATATAGGTGCCGTAACCAAATATGGATATGATTCGAGTAAATTAGTGGAAGAGAATGGAAATTTTGAAAGACAATTCTATGAGATGGCCAAACTACCATTTGAATATAAATATGAGAAGTTTTATATAAACAGAGACATGGAAAAAGAAATGGAATTATTTAACTCTTTGGGTATAAAGGAAGGTGAATATATTTTTGTTCATTCGGGTGGTGCTGAGATAAAAGAAGACGTTATAAAGAACAAAGACTTAAAAAGAATAAGTCCGGATACTCATATGTTCTTTGATTGGATCTATGTAATAGAAAACGCAAAAGAGATACATTGTATGGATTCTTCTTATTTATGTCTGATTGATTGCCTAAACCTCAATAAAGATATTGAACTATTCAATCATCGATATATAAGAGGATATCCAGACTTCATAAAAGTTGCGACTAATAAAGAATGGAACTTCATAAAATGACATGTGTTGAGATAGACTCAAAAAACTCATATCTTCTAAAGGAATTCATAGAGGAAAACTATAATAAAAGTTTTAGATACTATGACAGTAGATCATTTGATTGTATAGAAAATCATCTCTTGACAAATTTATACTATGAAGATGGTCAATGTGTAGGATACGGACATCTTGATATAGAAGGAAAAATATGGCTTGGTATAATGGTTGCCGATGGTTTAAGGGGCAAAGGTTATGGAAGTCTTATAATGGACGATCTGATATCTAAGTCGGTTGAGGAAATATACCTTACGGTGGATAGATCAAATCCAGCCAAAAATCTTTATGTGAGAAAAGGATTTGAAGTATTGGAAGAAAAGAAAAATCATTTTTTAATGATTAGAAAAAATAAATAAAATAAAAATGGATAGTTTAGGAAACGTTGTCGACAAGTTAGTAACGGTCGACATGAAAATGTGGGATAATCAAGAACTTCTTTATGAGATAAGAAGAATGACTTTTGAAGAATATAAAGAAAAGTATTTCAATACTGAAGAAGGTGCGAATCTTTTATGGGAAACCCTTAAAAAAGCATGTGATTTGAACGTTCAAAGAAATCAACTTATAAACGAATTCGACGAAAAGCTTATTCAGATGTTTGATGCCTTTAAAAACGGAGAAGATTTGGACAACGGAAGATTCTTGCAAAGAAGCCACAAAACATATTAATACGAAATGGAAAAAAAACCTAAAGTGTGGAAGATGATGTTGATTTCTTGGCTATTCGTCTACCCTGTAATAAACATAATGTTCGCATTAGTCTTTCCTTTGATCAAAGACTTTCCTCAGCTAGTAAAGACTTTAATCTTTACCGTGATTTTAGTTCCTTTGATGGGTTTGGTGATTCCAAAACTTCATAAGACGTTCTGGGACTGGATAACAAAATAGATACAATGATAAAAATGAGAAAAATAAATCGAATAATAATAGATTCCACAGACTCAAGAACGGATCTATGTGAGTTAGGAGTAAAATACCCAACGGATAAATCTCCTTACAACAAAATAGAATCCGTTACGAAACACGGAAGCGGACATAGACATCCATATACGGCAGTGTATGATTTTATCTTCTCAAACATGAGATATGACAACATCAAGTTGGCTGAGATAGGAGTGCTTGATAACATGTCGATGCTTTGCTGGAGAGAATACTTTACGAACGCCACCCTGTTTGGATTTGACTTCAATCCAGAATTCATTGAGAATGGAAAAAGTTTTGGATTGGAAAAAACCGTATATGATTTCATGAACGTACACTTTATCGAATCCATAGAAGATGGTTTAAATAAATACGAAAAGTATGACATAATAATCGAGGATAGTACTCATCAATTTGACGACCAGATGAGAGTATGCAGTGTGGCACACAAATATCTAAGACCTGGCGGAATACTGGTGATAGAAGACATATTCAGAAGTACTGATGAATCGATATACCTAAATGGAATTTCGGATGTAATGCAGTACTACTCTTCTATAACATTCGTAATGACTGAGCACCAACTAAAAAACTCAACAGGATGGAATAACGACAAATTGCTCGTTCTATACAGAAACGATAAAGACTAAAAAATGCCTGCTTATATAAATAGCAGGCATTTTTGTTTAAACATATTATGTTATTTATGATATAATATAAAAAATAATGAATATAAATGACAGGAAAAGTAAACGAACGCGTGAGCTACAAAGTTAAAGACATCTCTCTTGCAGAATTTGGAAGAAAAGAGATTAGACTTGCAGAGGCGGAGATGCCAGGATTGATGGCAATACGTAAAGAATACGAAGGAAAACTTCCTTTAAAAGGAGCTAGAATCGCAGGATGTCTACACATGACAATCCAAACTGCAGTTCTAATCGAAACACTTGTAGAATTAGGTGCAGAAGTATCTTGGAGTTCTTGTAACATCTTCTCTACGCAAGATCACGCAGCTGCGGCAATTGCAGAAGCTGGTATTCCAGTATATGCTTGGAAAGGAATGAATGAAGAAGAGTTTGATTGGTGTATCGAACAAACTATCAACGCATTTGAAGGTGGTAAATACCTTAATATGATTTTAGATGATGGTGGTGATTTAACAAACTTAGTATTTGACAAATACCCACACTTAGCAGAAGACATTAAAGGTTTATCTGAAGAAACTACTACAGGAGTTCACAGACTTTATGAAAGAATGAAAAATGGAACTCTTTTATTGCCAGCAATCAACGTAAACGATTCTGTTACTAAATCTAAATTTGATAACAAATACGGATGCAAGGAATCTTTAGTAGACTCTATTCGTAGAGCGACTGACGTTATGATGGCAGGTAAAGTTTCTGTTGTATGTGGATATGGCGATGTAGGGAAAGGTTCGGCGGCTTCTCTACAGGGTGCTGGTGCAAGAGTTATTGTTACTGAGATTGATCCTATCTGTGCTTTACAAGCCGCGATGGACGGATTTGAAGTAAAGAAACTTGACAATGTAATCCATTTGGCAGACATCGTAGTTACTGCAACAGGAAACAAAGACATTATTAAAGGTAGACACTTTCTTGCGATGAAAGATAAGACTATCGTTTGTAATATTGGACACTTTGATAATGAGATTGATATGACTTGGTTAAATAAAAGCTATTCTAAGATTGAAGTTAAACCACAAGTTGATATCTATGATGTAGAAGGAAAAGACGTTATCGTATTGGCAGAAGGAAGACTTGTGAACTTAGGTTGTGCTACAGGACATCCATCATTCGTAATGTCAAACTCTTTCACAAACCAAGTGCTTGCTCAGTTAGAGCTTTGGAACAACTCTGATAAATATGAGAATAAAGTTTACACTCTTCCTAAGCATTTGGATGAGAAGGTGGCTAGACTTCACTTAGAGAAGATTGGTGTTGAATTGGACGTACTTTCTAAAGAACAGGCTGATTATATCGGTGTTGCGGTAGAAGGACCATACAAAAACGACGAATACAGATACTAGGATGAACGTTCTTTCTTTATTTGATGGTATGTCTTGTGGACACATTGCTTTAGACAAGCTTGGTATTGAAGTAGATCAATACTTTGCATCCGAAATAGAAGAAGCTTCTATCAAAGTTACTATGGCAAACTATCCCAATACCATTCAAATAGGAGACGTAACCAAAGTGAATGGAAAGGATCTTCCGAAAATCGACTTGTTGATTGGTGGAAGTCCTTGTCAATCACTATCTAATGCAGGAAATGGCTCTGGTTTTGATGGCAAAAGTGGATTGTTCTACGAATGGGTAAGGCTTTTGAAAGAATGCCAACCAAAATACTTCATGCTCGAAAACGTCAAGATGAAAAAGGAATGGCAAGATGTTATTACGAATATCTTAGGTGTCGAGCCTATTTTAATCAATAGTAATCTTTTTTCCGCCCAGAATCGTCAGAGACTTTATTGGACCAATATTCCAATGGATTCTTTACCTGATGACAAAGAGGTTTACATCGAAGACATATTGGAGAGCAGCTTTGATTCAAAGTATTGGCTACCTGAAAAGAATGCCGGTTTGCTAAGCAAGAAAGTCGATATAACCGGTGCTCCTGATGTTTGTTGCATAGATGTTTACAACAAGCGATACAAGAAGGATAGAAGAAGTCCTACTCTCACGCATCCTTGTCATAACTCTTTAAGGCTTTTGCAGGATGGCAAGTTCAGAAAGCTGACACCTATCGAATGTGAAAGGCTTCAGACGGTTCCGGATGGATACACAGAAGGAGTTTCCGACACGCATCGATACGCGATGCTTGGAAATGGCTGGACTGTGGATGTCATAGCGCACATATTTAAAAACCTCGTTTAAGACGAGGTTTTTTTGTTTTTATAAAATAATATATACCTTATGAAGATATTAAGATTCGAAGAGTTTGAGATGACAAACGAGGCACTACCCAATCAAAAGACGGTGGATCAATTGAAAAAGGTTATGAAGATGTCTGCTAGAACAGATATTGGAAATCGTATTTCAGATATGAACAAGCAGGGTGCCAACATACACTATATGCAAAATCCTATTGAGACTGGTATTGAATCTAAAGAAGACTACGACGAGCACAACAAGAAGTTCGTTTCTTCTTGGAACCTAAAAGGCATGCTAGGACCTTTCAAAGGAGAAGACAATAAACAAAACAAATAAAAAAATACGAAATATTCGATATAAAAAATTAATATATAAACTATGAAATATTTAAAAACATTTGAAGGCTACAACGACAAGGGTTTAGCAAGAGGGATTGCGGAAGACTTACTACCACAACTACAAAAGATTAGAGACGAAAAAGGAATCTTTACCGTAAGCATGTTCGACAACTTTATGGAAGAAAGAAAAGCTGATATGAGATTGACAGACGAAGTCATTGCAGAACTTGTTAATTTAGGATTCCAATTCGACAGCGAAGACGATGATTCGGAAGATTTTGATGAAGATGAATACGACGATACCGAATACGGAGACAGAGATAATTTTGAAGGATATCCAGGAATGGAATATGGCCTAAACTAAATAAAAAAAAAGAGACTCAAGCGAGTCTCTTTTTTTTATCTATTATTTTAAAACCATATATTTTACACCATCGACAATCTTAACGACATATTTACCAGTGTCTTTCTTTTCGACTTTTTTAGTGGCCCGTTTAGAAGCGGTGGCTCCTTTAACACTTTTCTCTGATTCGCCATACTTTTGTTTGATAAACTCTTTCATTGAAAATCTTTCCATAGTTCTTTCGTTTTTGATTGTGTTACAAAGATAGTAATCTTTTTGAATGCACAACAAACTTTTTAGTGGATAAAGTGGATAAAGTGGATAAGGGTGAAATACAATATTTATATATACTATATGAAAAAATGTAGTAAATGTGAAATAGAAAAGGGATTGATCGAATTCTACAGAAAGAAGACCACAAAAGATGGTCTTAGATCGGAATGTAAGGAATGTAATAAATTATATCAAAAAGAAAATAAAGATAGAATTAAAGAGTATAGAGATTCTTACAATAAGTCTGATAGATATAAAGAATTATATAAAATTAAATATAATAATAATAAAGAGAATATTCTTGAAAGAAATAAAGAATATAGAAGTAAAAATAAGGAGGATCTTTCCAATAAAAAGAAACTTTACTATGAAAGTAATAAAGAAGATATTTTAATAAAAAGAAAAGAATACTACGAAATTATAACTTCGGATGAAGACCTTAGAAAGTCTTTAAAAGAAAGACATAAAATAAACGCAAATAATTATCGAATAAAGAATAAAGAACTATTAAGTCAAAGGATTAAAGATAAAAAGAAAAACGATCCACTTTTTAGACTGAGCGATTCCATAAGAACTCTAATTTGGATTTCCATAAATAAAATGGGGTATAAAAAGAATAGCAAGACAAATAATATACTTGGATGTTCCTTTGAAGAGTTTAAATCATATATAGAAGTTCAGTTTAATGATAATATGTCCTGGGAAAATTATGGTGAGTGGCACTTGGACCATAAGACACCGGTAAGTTGGGCAGAAACAGAGGAACAAATATATGAATTGAATAAATATACAAACTTTCAGCCTCTATGGGCAAAAGATAATCTTTCAAAAGGAAACAAATGGGCGGATTAGAATATAATAAAAGTATGAAAGAAAAAACGAAAAAAAAACTGAAAGTGTATTTCTCAATGAATCCTGATTTACATGAAATATTCGAAAAACATATAGATAAAAATCTATTGGATAAATCTAAAGTTATTGAGAACTTAATTGATGAATATATCAAAAAATTAAATAACTAAACTTTTATACAAAATTTTAATATAAATAATAACTGAACAAGGTGTTTAGTAAATAAAAACAAATAAAAAGCAAATTATGGCAACAAATGAAATTGACGACCTATTTAATGGAGGTTTAGACGGAAAAATGGATTTTCTTAATGAAGTAAAATCAAGTAACAACAATGATGGAATCTACAGAGTAGATCTTAAATTGGCGAAAGACGAAAAGAAAGGATGGAGATCTGTAGTAAGATTCTTGCCTAACTTAACACAGGACAGCAAGATAGGCCAATCGGCCGTGGAAAAAATCTCGCATTATGTGGATATAAAATCCGCGAAAGAATTAAGTGGATGGTTTGACTCCGCAAAAAACTTCAACGAAAAATGTGCATTAACAGATTTGTATTACCAAATGCAAAACTCTAAAAATGCGATTTTGATTGAAAAATCAAAACAATTAAAGTTTTCTAAAAAATACTACTCTTATGTTTTAGTATTAGAAGACGAGCAACAACCAGAATTAGTTGGAAAGATATTGATTTTCCAATATGGTAAAACTATCAAGGATAAGATCATGGCTGAGAAAAACGGAGAAATCTCTGGAGTTCCTTGTAATGTTTTTGACTTATCAGCTGGTAAAGAATTCGTTCTTGTTGTTAAGAAAATCCAAACAGGAGACGAAACATACCCAGATTACAAAGCAAGTATGTTCAGAGGTGAAACAACTTCTTTACCTATTTTCAAAAACGGTATTTTCAAAAACGCGCCATTAGAAAATGGTAAAATCGCACCTAACGCACAAACAGTTGTTAAAAACTTTTTGTTAGAAAGAAATGTTGAGTTAGAAGACTTCTCACCAAAGAGATTAAGTGACGAACAACAGGCTAAAATCACAGAGATTACAAACTTCTTGACTGGTAAAGCTTCTTCTTCTTTCACAAGTGCTAAAGCAGAGGCTAAGCCATCATCTGATGATTTTTCTTTTGATGAGAACTTTTCTGCAAAAGCTCCGGCTACTACTACGGTATCTGCAGAAGAAGATGACTTCTTTTCTGATTTACAATAAGATTTTTTAAGTAAAAAAAGCCTCTGAATTACGTTAGAGGCTTTTTTTATTTCAAATACTTATATGTATGGTGTTATTACTAATACCTATTTTTAATAGAGTAACAATAAACTTTACTTTTATTTTTATATATAAGTTAAAACTAATATATTTTTAAATTATGGATAACAAGAAAAACAAAAATAACAAGTATGTTAAAAACATACCAAATATAAAAAGTTCTTTAAGTGATGACGATGATGAAAAGTCTTCTTATAGTTCAGGTAACAAAAAAACAGATTCAAAGTCTAAGACTCCTGTATTGGATACTTATAGTCGTGATTTGACTAAGATGGCGGAAGAAGGAAAACTTGACCCTATCGTAGGAAGAGAAAAGGAAATCGAAAGAGTTTCTCAAATCTTGGCGAGAAGAAAAAAGAACAATCCAATACTTTTAGGTGAACCTGGAGTTGGTAAATCTTCTGTAGCAGAAGGATTGGCACTTAGAATCATTCAAAGAAAAGTTAGTAGAATTCTTTTCAACAAAAGAGTTGTTATGTTAGACTTAGCTTCTATGGTTGCCGGTACTAAATACAGAGGTCAATTCGAAGAAAGAATTAAAGCTCTTATGGGAGAGATGGAGAAAAATCCAGATGTTATTTTATTCATTGATGAAATTCATACAATGATTGGTGCCGGCGGTGCATCAGGATCTATGGATGCATCTAACATGTTCAAGCCTGCATTGGCAAGAGGTGAGATACAAATCATTGGTGCGACAACTTTGGATGAATACAGAAAACATATTGAGAAAGATGGTGCTTTAGAAAGAAGATTTCAAAAAGTAGTAATTGAACCTGCTTCTTCGGAAGAGAGTATGGAAATCTTGAACAACATCAAAGACAAATACGAGTCGCACCACAATGTTGAATATACTCCAGATGCAATCAAAGCTTGTGTAGATTTAACATCAAGATATATGACCGATAGATTCTTACCGGACAAGGCTATCGATGCTTTAGATGAGGCGGGATCAAGAGTTCACATCTCTAACATAGTTGTTCCTAAAGAGATTACGGATATTGAGAAAAAAATCTCTGATATCAAAGACAAAAAGAATGAAGTTATTCGTTCTCAAAAGTATGAAGAGGCTGCCAAATTAAGAGATGTTGAACGTCAGCTTAATGAAAGTTTGGAAAAAGCTAGAAAAGAGTGGGAGGATGAATCTTCTAAAAACAGACAAACCGTTACCGAAGACAATGTTGCAGAAGTTGTTTCTATGATGACTGGTATTCCCTTACAGAAGGTTGGTGAAAAAGAAAACGAAAGACTTTCTAGAATGGGTTCTGAAATCTCTGGTAAAGTAGTAGGTCAAGACGATGCGGTTAAGAAAGTAGTTAGAGCCATTCAAAGAGGTCGTGTTGGTATGAAAGACGAAAACAGACCAGTGTTCAGCGGTATGCTTATTGGTAACTCTGGAGTTGGTAAGACCGAGTTAGCAAAACAAATCGCCAAATACCTATTCGATTCAGAAGATTCTTTAATCAGATTAGATATGTCTGAGTATATGGATAAAATCTCTATGTCTAAGATTCAGGGTTCTGCACCAGGATATGTTGGATATGAAGATGCGAACGTTCTTGATAAAATCAGAAGAAAGCCTTATTCAGTAGTTCTTTTTGACGAGATTGAAAAGGCACATCCAGAAGTATTCAATATCTTCCTTCAAATGCTTGATGATGGTCACGTTACTGATTCACACGGAAGAAAGGTGAGCTTTAAAAACTGTATCATTTTGATGACTTCCAACGTAGGAACCAAAATGGTTAAAGATTTTGGAACTGGAGTAGGATTCTCTACGAAGAACAAAGAAAACGTAAGAGAAGATGAAATCAAAGGCATCTTAGAGAAAGAGTTGAAAAACAAGTTCGCTCCTGAGTTTATCAACAGACTTGACGAGATTATCTACTTTAAAGATTTGGGCAAAGAAGAGATTCTTAAAATTGTAGACTTAGAATTGGTTAAGACTATAAAAAGAGCATCTGATATTGGTTACCCAACAGAAATAACAGAAACTTTAAAAGATCATTTGGTGGAAGTTGGATACGATCCTAAATATGGTGCTAGACCATTGAAGAGAGCTATACAAAGATGGGTAGATGATGTAATTACTGATTATATTATCGAAAACAATCCAAAAGAAGGAACTAAGTTTTTGATGGACTACAATAAAGAAGATGATGCATCATTCATCACTTTTGAAAAGGTAGTGAAAAAGACAAGAAAGAAAAAAGATGAATAATAAAGAAGAGAGAGTTTTAAACTCTCTCTTTTTTTTTCTATATAACTAAAAACACAAAAATATTAATGAATTTAGATTCTAGAATCTTCGTTGCAGGACACAACGGAATGGTTGGTTCGTCCATAGTAAGAAAGCTTGTGCAGCTTGGATACACAAACATAATAACAATGTCTAGAAGCAATCTGAATCTTCTCGACCAGTCAGAAGTAGATAATTTCTTCAGAAAGATAGGACCTGAATACGTCTTTCTTGCTGCTGCAAAAGTTGGTGGAATCAAGGCCAACCTAGAAATGAAGGCGGACTTCATATACGAAAACATCATGATACAGACAAACATCATCAAGTCTTCGTATTCGTACGGTGTGAATAAGCTACTTTTCTTAGGAAGCTCTTGTATCTATCCAAAGATGTGCGAACAACCTATTAAAGAAGAGTATCTTATGACTGGTGAGTTGGAAATAACAAACGATGCTTATGCTATTGCCAAAATAGCTGGAATCAAAATGTGCCAAAGCTACAACGAGCAATATGGAACGAATTTCATCTCGGCCATGCCAACAAATCTATACGGGCCTAACGACAACTATGACCTAAACAACTCTCACGTACTTCCTGCGATGATTAGAAAGTTTCATGAAGCAAAGTTAGAGGGAAAGGAATCCGTAGAGATATGGGGTACCGGAACGCCTAAGAGAGAGTTTCTCTACGTAGATGACTTGGCGGATGCTTGCGTGTTTTTGATGGACAACTATTCTGGTAACGAAATCGTAAATATTGGGACCGGACAGGACGTTACTATAGCAGATCTCGCTGTAGTTATATCAAAAATAGTTGGATACGAAGGCAACATTCACTACAATACAGGTATGCCTGATGGAACACCCAGAAAATTATTAGATGTCTCTAAGTTAGAGAATATTGGTTGGAAGTATAGTACTTCATTAATGGATGGGATAGAAAAAACTTATAAAGATTATGTCAAATAAAAAAGCGTTAGTAACCGGAATAACAGGACAATCAGGGAGCCATCTAGCCGAGCTACTTTTAGAAAAAGGATACGAAGTACATGGAGTTATTAGAAGATCGTCTTCTTTCAATACGGGAAGAATAGATCACATCTTCGATAGATTAAATCTACATCATGGAGATGTAACAGATCCATTGGTAATTTCGAACCTAATATCAAAGATACAACCGGACGAGGTATATAACCTTGCTGCCCAATCACATGTAAAAGTTTCCTTTGAAGAACCTTACTATACCGGACAGGTGGATGCGATGGGAACACTCGTTATATTAGAGGCAGTTAAAAATCATTGTCCTAGTGCAAAAGTATATCAAGCATCTACATCGGAGCTTTATGGAGGTATGAGTTATAATATGCCTATAACAGGATATACAGAGACTTCTATTATGCATCCAAGAAGTCCTTATGGATGTGCAAAGATGTACGGCCTTTGGATAACGAAGAACTACAGAGAGTCTTATGTAATGTTTATCTGTAACGGTATACTTTTCAATCACGAAGGAGAACGTAGAGGAGAAACTTTTGTAACTAGAAAGATAACAATAGGCCTTTCTAAGATAAAAAAATCATTGCTCGACAAAACAGAATTTGAACCTTTAAAATTAGGCAATCTTTATTCTAAAAGAGATTGGGGATATGCCAAAGACTATGTAGAGGGAATGTGGAGAATGCTGCAACATGATACACCAGATGATTATGTTCTTGCAACAAACGAAACACATAGTATTAAAGAATTTGTTGATTTGGCCATAGAACAATGTGGTGTGGATGCAGAATGGATCGGTGAAGGTATTGATGAAAAACTGGTAACCAAATCTGGTAGAAAAGTAATCGTTGAGATAGATAGTAAGTACTACAGACCCGCAGAAGTCGATACTTTATTAGGTGACTACTCTAAAGCCAAAGAAGTTTTGGGTTGGGAACCACAGGTAAAATTTGATAGCCTGGTTAAAATCATGATTAATCATGATTTAGAAAAATTAAATTAAAAGATGATACACAGAAAATCGGAAATCTTTCAACCTCTTTGTTCTATGAAAAATCTAGAAAAATCAAATAAAGTTTATGATACATATTCTATGGGCAACAATTCGCCCTCAACAATTTAAAGAAATGCACTCTGAATGGATTAAACGAGCAGATAATCCATCAAATATACAAACCTACGTTGCGGTTAATTGGGAACAACACGCTACAGAATTAAAAGATTATTTAAAAAATAACTTTTTAATTACATTAAATACAAATAAGATTGGTGTTTGTTATCCATCCTATCAATTATCTTCTAACTTAGGTATTAAGATGGGTAAATGTGAAGATAGCGATATTGTTATTTTTGCAAGTGATGATTTTATGGCTCCACAAGGATGGGACACATATCTTAATAATAAACTAGAAGGTAAAGGTGATGTTGGTTTAATGTGTCTTGATGGTTATCAGTTACCAGATTCTTCCAACATGTTGCACCCCGTTATCACTATTCCTATAATGACTTATGGTTGTTTAAGAAAAATGAATGGGGTTATCTACCATCCTGCTTACAACCATATGTTCAGTGATGCCGAGTTATATAACAATCTAAAAGATTTAAACCTACTTTACGATGATAGGTTGAACGATGAGACAATGTTTGAACATTTACACTATGCTGCTGGTAAAAGAGTTGCAGACCAAGCGGATCAAGCATATAATACTAAATGGGCTGAAGATGATTTAACTTGGCAAAAAAGACAGACTATGTCTGTGGAAAAAAGATTACTTATTGATTAAAAATGAAAGTATTCACCACTATAAACCCATATGGTAACTTTGATGCGCAAAGAGAAGCAATTCTTTCTTGGTGTGTAGAATATGATGTCTATTCTGTTAATAGTGAAGAAGAAATAAAAATTGCAAAGGATCTTTACCCAGAAGTAACATTCATACAGACCGAAAATACTTATAAGATTGGTAAGAAGACTTTAATAAAACTAGATGCTATATTAGATGCCATAAAATCAGTGGATACTATACAATGCGCAATAGTAAATTCCGATATAATACTCGGTCAAAAAATAAATAAAAATAAAAAGCTTGGCGATTCTCTTATAATCGCCACACGATGGGAATTAGGTGATGTTCCTTCATATCCTTTTACTGATGGATATGACCTTTTTATTTTTGATAAGAGAAACATAGATTTATTCTATAACAAAAACTATGTCATAGGAATGCCTTGGTGGGATTTTTGGATTCCAATAGTCGCCAATCGTGCAGGTATAACTATTCATCACATAAAGAATAATGTCATACGACACAGAACACATAAGACTAACTATGATCAAAAAACATGGCATTTGTTTGCAATACTTTTCTATCATGACATAAAACGACTTGGTGGTCTTTGGAGGATAGATGAATCTATTCTGAACAATCCAGATTTGGAAGACGGTACATTTTGTACTCAAATTAAAAAATTCATAGAATCAAAACAAATAAACATAAAATCAAAATGAAAAAAAAAATAAAGATAGATTTTAGTGATTGGTGGGGTGGCTTTGATAAAACAGATAACTACTTCTACAATCTTCTCAAAGAAGAATTTGAAGTAGAGATTTCGAATAACCCTGATTTTCTTTTCTTCTCTTTGTTTGGTCAAAACCATCAAAGATATAATTGTAAAAAGATATTCTATACCGGTGAGAATATAGCACCACCATTGGATTATTGTGATTATTCTTTTTCCTTCGAACCAACCTTAGATAGAAATTATAGGCTACCACATTATCTTTTATATGATGGATATTACGAATTGGCTTTAGAAAAAAAGATTGATGAATCTTTATCCAAACGAAAGTTTTGTAATTTTATTGTTTCTAATGGTGCTTGCCAAGAAAGAAATAACTTCTTTAACAAACTATCGAAGTATAAAAAAGTTGATTCGGGTGGTAGATTTGCAAACAACATAGGGTATTCGGTTACTGATAAAAGAAAGTTCCAATCCGAATACAAGTTTTCTATTACTTTTGAAAATAACGCATACAGACCGGGTTATGATTGGTATATTACAGAGAAGCCATTTGAGGCCATGTGTTCAAGCTCGATACCAATCTATAATGGCGGAGTAAAAATAAGCGAGGATTTTAATACTAAGTCTTTTGTGAACATACATAATTTTCTTTCGGAAAAAGACGCGATAGAATATATTATAGAATTGGATAAGAATGATGATAAATATATGGAAGTTTTAAGACAACCATGGTTTAATAACAACCAAATACCGGATAATAATAAAACAGAAAATATAAAGTCCTTTTTATATAATATTTTTGAATAAAAAAGAATTTGAAAGTTGATTACTTTAATAAATGTTTAAAACAAACATGCGGTCAAAACATATAATATAATATTAATTAAAATTTTAAATATGAAGAAATACCATATAAACTATTCGAATGGTAGATATATAAAAGCGCAGGAAATTTGTAGTAAGACTGCGAAATCTGCAGGATTCGATGAGGTGATATCATATTCAATCGATAAAATCGACAAAGATTTCTATGAAAAGAATAAACATATACTTAATCAACCCAGAGGTGCTGGGTATTGGTTATGGAAGCCATATTTCATAAACAAAACACTTGAAAGTATAAATGACGGTGATTTATTGGTATACTCTGATTCAGGATCTTATTATGAGAAATCGGTAAATACATTAATCGATTTGATTCAAAAAGAAGAAAGTGGTGTTCTTTCATTCGAACTACATGGTTTAATTGAAAAAGCTTATACGAAAAAGGACACTTTTGTTTTGATGGGTTTGGATAGTGAAAAATATACAGACACATCTCAAAGAGAAGCTACCTATATATGGCTTATAAAAAATGACTTTACGGTATCTTTAATAAAAGAATATTTGGAGTATGCACAGGATGAACGAATCATAACAGATTTGTATTGTGATGGTAACTATGATGATTTTAAAGACCACCGACATGATCAATCAATCTGGTCTTTACTTTGTAAGAAGTATGATATACCACCACATAAACTAATCTCACAATGGGGAGATGGTATGAAATCAAATTTTCCTAAAGATACTTACGAAAGAATAGTAATGCACCACAGAAATCCAATGTAAATAAAAATGAAGTTATATACAATATACACCGAATCTCATAAGGGCATGTATGAGAATTATTTTTTAAAAACAATCTCTGATGAGTTTGAAATAATACCAAGCGAAATACCACAGGAGTGTCCTACTGGTGAATTTTACGAAAATGGTTGGGATAAAACATGTTACAGAAAAACAGAGTTATACTTAAAGGCATGTGAAGAAAACATAGGAGAAACATTTATTTTCTCTGATGTCGATATTCAATTTTTTGGAAAAATAAAAGATGTTCTACTAGAAGAACTCGGAGATTTTGATATTGCGTGTCAAAACGATACTGGAAATTATTATTGTTCTGGATTCTTTATATGTAAATCAAACGAAAGAACACTTAACATGTTTAGAGAGATGTTAAAAAACTATCAAAAAGATGATCAAACCACTCTGAATAACCACATACATATGGTCAACTCAAAGTTTCTTTCTAACAAATTCTTTACTATTGGCCATACACTTAATGCGGTTTGGGCAGGACAGGAATTTAGTATAAACCATGAAATACTTGTTCATCATTCAAACTGGGTTGTCGGTATAGACAAAAAAATAAAACTAATGGATATTGTAAGAGAAAAGAACAACGATAGAATATCCAATATACAGAGTATGATTGACCAACATTTTTCGAATTGGAGACCCACTCCGGAATATGATACATACCCACCCTATCATGAGGGATTATATTTAGAAGATAGATTTTATGAACTATATAAAGAACAAAATATAACATCAAATCGATTTTACATACCTGTTTTCTGGACTACATGTTATTGTGAAAACAAAATACAGGGTCTACAACATGCAATCAATTGTCTAAACCCTGCCATGAAGTATTTTACAGTCGCACAGCACGACGATGCGATAAGAGAGAAACTACCAAAGGACACGATATGTTTTAATGCTGGTGGAAACGGAGGCGGTATACCAATTCCACTTATATGTTCATCTATAAACGATAGCAAAAAGCCTAAATTCAAAAATAGAGACATCTTCTGCTCATTTATCGGATCTTTGACACATTCGATAAGAATGAAAATGTATAATATACTGAATAACAATCCTAAATACTATCTTAAAGTAGGACAATGGACCTCATCGGTCAGTGATGATAACTTACAAGAATTTTTAGACGTTACATCGAGAAGTACTTTCGCTCTTTGTCCAAGAGGATATGGTCGGTCATCCTTTAGACTTTATGAAGTTATGCAATTGGGTACCATACCTGTATTTATATACGATGATAAATGGCTACCATTTGAGGATGAAATAGACTGGAACGAATTCTCAGTATTGGTGCAATCTACAGAATTGGATAATATAGATAAGATTCTATCTTCCTATTCGGAAGATAGAATAGAACAAATGCGCAATAACCTAACTAAATATTGGGAAGAAAATTTTACGATGGAATCGGTGTTTGAAAAAATAATAAAAAGAATATAATCTTCATAGATGCATTTTAAAAAATAATTTAAAAATGACAAATAAGTTAATATTGGAACCGGTCAATGGACTGATGAATAGATTTAGAAGTATTGCTTCTGCAAAGATATTGTCCGAATTCACAAACAGAGAATTCCTACTTAATTGGGTACCTGAATATGTTTGTAACGTGAACATATCCGATTTGGTTGAAGATGGATTTTTTAACATAGGATATAACGTAAATAGACATAGTTGCTACTATCACAGTGGTCCTGAGAAAGGATCGGAACAACCATTCGTTGGTGAGATGATTTCAACGGATAGAGAAATAGTATATTTGCTCGCGGGCGGGAACTTCATTCCAACCGGAATGGGAATGATGGAATTCAACAACAAAAAAAGTGATTTCTATAGGTCGATACCATTTGTAGAAAGAATACGAAATGAATATGGTGATTTTTTTTCCAAAAACAATGACTATATAGGAATTCATCTGAGATATACCGATAGGATAGAGTATTCACCAACTATAGAGTATGTCGAAAGCATCATATCCGATAATGAAACGAGTATATTCATCTGCTCTGATGATAGAAATGTTTTAAACAATCTAAAGTCTAAATTCGGAGATAGAATACTGACATACGACACAACTAGTCTAAACAGAGCAAGTATCGATGGTAGTCAACAGGCTATTATAGAATGGTTAATATTGGCGAATAGTAAAAAAATATATTATTCTGCAGGCTCATCATATTCTTATGAGGCATGTTTTGTCAATAAACTAGATAATTCGATTGAACTGAATTCTCGGAACAAAGTTGACGATTTTAAAATAGATTTAAAATTCTAAAAAAATAAAATATATAAAATAATATGGAAATTAAATATTTATGTGATAAGTACAAATTTATACCAACTGGGATAATTCACATTGGTGCACATTTGATGGAAGAGAGAGAAAGCTACCTAAAAATGGGTATAGACAATATAATATGGATAGAGGCAAACCCGATGTTGTTTGAAACCATTAAAAATAAAAATACCTCTTCAAAAGAATTTTTTTTCAACTATGCCATATCCGATAAGGACAACGAAATATGTGAGTTCAATATTACCAACAACGGACAATCATCTTCGATACTCGAATTGGACAAACATAAAATATATCATCCAGAGATACATGTAACGGAAACTATAAGAGTGGAATCCAAAACAATAGACTCTCTATTAGAATCCAATAAAATAGATGCATCAGACTATAACTTTTTGGCAATCGACATACAAGGCGCTGAATACTTAGCATTCTTAGGTGCAAATAAAACACTCGAAAAAATAGAATATATATATTCCGAAGTCAATGAAGGAACTCTATACAAAGATTGTGGTTTAATTTCGGATATAGATTTACTATTATCAAAATATGGATTTAAAAGAGTGGAGACTGATATGTCTCCCTGGGAATGGGGTGACGCACTTTATATAAAAAGTAAATAAAAACTAATAGGGTTACCCATTTACCCATTTAATGGGGTAAAAGAATTTTCCAATCAAAAGGTCGGGAGTTTTATACTATGGAAGATTGTTTTGTTCACATGAAATCATTAATGTAGAAGACGAGTTTCTAAAAATACTCTCCAACGAGCTGGTCAATTCCATAGATGTTGAAATAATCAACAATATTAAAAATATGGCTTCTTCAAAGTTTTGGAAGAACTAGCGGAAAATAAAGAAGAGGAATGAAAATACTCTATCGATAAAATTTATAAAACTAAAGACGTTGAATAATCTGAGGTAGTGCACCAAGTTCCAAAACTTTACTTTTGTCCAATAGAAACTCTATATCATAGAAGTTAAAGTGGAATACCATAGTAAAGTCTTTGGATGCTATCTTTTGTTGAGAATAGTTGAAAGTATTGTCCGATAAAGACTTTAGTATTATCTCATAAAATTTTATCACATATAAAGCATCTCGGTGTATATCTACACATGTTATAGTAAATGGGTTTAAGAATGCATCTTCAACATCCATATAATGCTTGTTCAATACATCAAACATAAGCCAATAGTTTAAATCCGCATCTACCGATCTAAAAGTAATCGTCAACTCATGTGTAGTTGTTATGTCCTGAATATTCTTAGATGGCTTAAACTTACGTTCTTTACCTCTCATCATTATTTGTTTTGGCATATCAAAAGATATTCCAGGAAAGTTAACAGACTTTATCGTAGAGTTTAAATAATCTATAACATTCTCATACTGGACCCAATTCTTTTCTAAGATTGGTTGATATGTATTTATAGTTTCAGGCTTTAAAAAATCTTGCGGTAAATTAAAAATAAATTGGGAGGACTGTGAGCTAAGACGGATGGCTAATGTGACTATTTTTTATTTACAAATTGTAATTTTTCATCTAAAATTTCTGATATTAGTATATATTTAATTTAATCTCTCTCTAATATTTTTAAACAATCTTATGATCCTCCTTTTTTAGTCGGTACGGTTACTCCAGTAATAAGTTTTCTGGTAACAACCGCAGTATTTTTAGGCAATTTAGGATCTTGATTAATAGAAGAGTTTCCTGCAGTAACCGAATCCTTATTAAGAGTAGAAATGTTCGAAAGATTATCGAATATTTGGAACAAACCTGTATAAATAACAGAAACATTATTCTGACTACTGGCTATTATATAGAATAGGTTTACTCCAGATTCATATATCTTCTTTATGGACATTACTTTAGATTGTGGTATTTTAAAAACAATTTGACCTAATTTTAAGTTTATATCGGTGGCTTCCGCAAGAAGTGTGAACTCTTCTGTTGTATTGTCGTTTCTAAATGCCATTTTTATCTCACCAAGTCCAGTCATGTCTAAATAGTCTGGTTTTAGTGCATCACCTGATGCTATTATGAATTTGATGATGTTATCATAAGGATAAATCTTTATTTGCATTTTTGCATTTCCGTAGAAAACATTATTGTTGAATATAGAATTATCAGACTTACCGATTATATTAGCCCTGTCTATAAGAACTGGATAAGGAACTTTTACCGTCTCTATCTTAACCTGACCGGCCCCGAAACCACCACCGGCACCAGCACCACCAGCACCACCGGCACCACCAGCTCCTGCACCTCCGAATCCAGCACCGCCATTGGGACCTACTCCCGCACCAAATCCTGAACCTGATCCCAAATCTCCTTTGTTAACCGCGATACCTACATTGAATCCAGCACCACTAGATGCCTTTTGATTATATCTTCCCCTTGGTGTAGTAGTTTTACCCATTGCATTAGTAACACCTAACAAAGACGCATCTATAGCATTCTTCACATTATATACCTTAGGCTTGGATGCATTGACCAAGTTTATCTTAAGCATGGTTGTACTATATTTAGAAACTTCATCCTGAAGCATTCCATAAGAAGCTCTTCTAAGTATGTAAGAGTCATCCACCGAATCTATAAGTCTCATCTCGACATCTATTATAGCACTCGTGGTGGAAAACTTTATAATCGGTCTATATTCAATTGTTTCATTAAATCCATCATGTACGGTGACTGTAGTGGTCTTACCTCTTGTGTTCTGTTCGAATGTTGTTATATTATACTGCACGTAGTATCTATGTCCCATCCTGACAGAATCATCAATGAATTTTTTGAACTCTGATATGTTATCATTATACGTTCCATATATTTCGAAGAAATCTCCATCTGGTGAGTGTTGTACCACAAGTGCCAACCTTTCAAATTCTGGGGCTTGTGGTATAGTAGTCGTTACTTTATTCGTAAGTATATAACTTTTTATTCCATTTACCTTTTGTATACCATCGATAAAATAAAAGTCTATGAATATAGGTGCGGTTATACTAAGACCGATACTATTGGTTAAATTGTAATTTATACTATCTTCCTTGGGTGTACCATTTAAACTTTGTGCGGCAACTTCATTGATTGCAGGAACTTCTATCTGTATGGTCTTTCCCCAAAGTTTTTCCTGAAACATCAATGGTGGTGAAGAATAGTTCAGAAGATATTGTTGATCAACATTAGTCATGTCAAAGTGGAAGTTGGATATCTCGAACGGGTTAGTATTCGTTTCATCCATCGTATAAACTCTTATATAAAAACCTAAGTGTTCTCCAAACGTCCAGTTTATCGGTATATGAACTTTTATTGTATCATGTCTTACTGGTATTCCTGCTCCAAATTCTTTGTATTGAAGATAAGAGTAGTAGTCTGGGTTTACGACACCATATCTTCCCGATACTTGATCCAATTTAAAAAGCTGGTTTTCTTGACCAGTTATATTAGTATTTCCTGTAGAACTAAAATCACCTGCTATATAAGACCTTCTATTGTCTCTTGAATCTATGAGAATCTTATATTGGTCGGCAATCATGTTACCGTCGTTGTATATGTACTCCAATAAAATATCTTTATCTAACTTTACATATTTTGAAATTTTAGCCATTTTAGAATTGAAATCTTTTTGTTATATATAAAAAAAGAAAACCTCTCATTATTATGAGAGGCCTTCTTTTTTTAATCTAAGTCGTACTGTCTCTACAATTTGATTTTCGGAAAGATCCGAATGTCTTTCGATTATTCTTTTATAGAGTTGTTCTTCTTCCACCGCAAGCTTTTCAATTTCTTTGTTTAGAGGTTCTACAAACTTTTCAATCTTATTACCTTCTTCTTCGATATAATCAAAAATTGAAAGTAATTTTGATGTTAACTCTGTATTAACATTTTGATTCTTTCTCGAATCCTCAATTTCTTTTTCAAGATTTTCGATTTGATTATGTGCGTCTTGTAGTTTTTCTATTGCTTTTTCTGTACGTTTACTATAAAAATTTAAATTAGATGTTAGATCTATATATTTTTTCTTAATATTTACCGCAGCGATAAGAAATTTTTCTTCAATCATTGTTGTTCTGTCTCTTTTTTAGCCCTGGTCTTTTTGGGTACAACTATTGTATTCTCTTTCATTTTTTCTGATAAATCCTTTTTAACCGTTTTAGTAACCGTTCCTACAACCGGTTTCTTTACTACGGTTCTTTTTTTTACAGACTTCGTATAGACCATATCTCTTATTTTTGATTTTATACTTTCTTTCAGAGATTTTGGATCTTTAAGTAATTCTTTTGTGAATTCTTCCGCCAAAAAATCTATTATACTCTTTTCGTAAGAGTCTTCCATCATTTCTATAAAGTCCAATCTAGGAATTTTGTTCTCAAGTTTTAGATCTAAACTAAATTCGACAGATCTCTTTACTCCTCTGAACATCGTATATATAGGATCCTCTTTAGGCTTTGTATAGACCGGTTCTGAATTTTGTTGTTGAGATCCATTTACTACAACGGTTCCATTATCTCTATCAATATCAACCCTTTGAATAGGGGGTTCATCATTGACAATCTGTCTCGGTGTCGGTGTTTGAGGTAGTTCATCAAGCTCTTCACTATCTTCCAATATCCTTGCAAATGCTTCGTTCTGTCTTGCAACCGATTGGTTGTTTTCCATACTAACACCATATTTTTTAGCAAGTTCTTCTTTTTCATCATCAATACTACCATAGATTACGGCACTATCATCTTCTAAGGGTGGTGTATATTTATTGTCGATACTAACGCTTGGTCTAATCTCTCCATTGTCATCGGGTATTCTATCGGATGGAATAGTCTTTATCTTTTCAAATAAGTCATTGTAAGCACTTTGGGTATTAAAAAATACACTAGGGTCAACTTGTTCCGTGAAATGGTTTGGGTCCATAAGACGCCTAGCATCTATTTTGGACTTATTTTCAAGAATTGCTATGTTCTCAAAAGAATCAATTACCTTCAATACCTCACCTGTTCTATTATCTTTAAATATCTTATTATTAAGATTCATATGAATATATTTATTTTTTTTACAAGGTTATGACCCTGCATTTATTTATCTATTTATTATAAATGCAATTTTGAAAAAGTTGAAAAAAATTAGATTTTAATTGGACAAAAATAACATAAAAACCATTTAGATTAAAAATCAATTTGTATTTTTTAATATATAGACTATGGGATATTCAATCAATAGAACAAACTTTAATATAAATCAAAACTTGACGATAATGGATGGTGGTCAAGGATCTGATAATATACTTATATCAAATATAAATGGAGTGGCTAAATGGAGAATACCACAAAATTATATCTCAAGTAAACCCAATAATCATTATATTGGTGAGTTTTTTGGCGGTGGTGTAGTCGTTGCTGTTTGGATACAGGATGGTATAGAAAAGTGTTTGGTTGCTGCTACTGAAAATATATCCAGTACGACCGTATCTAATAACATAACCTCGTTTGTATATGGTTATGCTTGGTCTGATACAACAGCTCAGTCTTCTGCAATTTATAATTCTTTTGGGGCGAGTAATAGTAATATAATATCTATACAATCTACTGCATCTGCCGCACAAAAATGTTTGGACTATCTTAATCCTAATTTAGGAACGGGTGTTTGGGATGATTGGTATCTTCCTTCTATATACGAATTGGGATATTTTATCAATAATACCGCCATATTCAACAAAGTACTTGATGGATATTCATATGATAATAATGAACCTAAATTAGACGTTGTTGGTATAACATACTTTTATGGTTCGTTTCCAAATCCACCTACTTTCACCACAGATTCTGTTATACAAAGTAATATAAACCTTTTGAATTTTGGAAAAACGAAACATACCCGTTATACATATAATTACTATCTTGACGAAACAACAATATCTACCATAGAATCCAACGACGCAGACTATTATTGGTCTTCTACGGAAGATGCCAATCCGATTATTTATCCAATCAGAAGCTGGGGTGTTCAAGTCGGAACAAGCTCTACATTAAATTTAGACGCCACACTTATTCAAAAATCTACTTTAGGTAAAGTAAGGCCATTTAGAATAGCAGATGATACACAAACTCCTTTCGATTTCGACGCAGACTATATAGTAATTTCGTATAGTTTCTCAGGTGAGAACGATTTGGACACAAGAACAACGATGATAGAACCATCCGCACCTCAGTCAGAATCAGGATATGGTGGTTATTTCAACGGTGTTGGTTGGACTCCCGATTCTCTATCGAATCCCGCACATCCAAACAGCTCGACATATTCCATTCTTTGGCATGGTGGTGATAATATTGGTATGGGATATGAAACTGTTCTTATAAATCTGAATGCTTTTAAATTTTATTATCCAGGTCAGGCAGAAATAGTAATAGATGCAAAGGCTCATTGGTATGTAGGAAGTTGGGTACCGGATTTTACATCAGGTGATCAAGCTAGACTTGACGCAACACCTCCTGTCATATTGGATGTTAAGCTATATAAAGGTGGAACTCCTATACCAAATCCACTTGACACAAATCAATGGATAAATCCTACAGCAGGTGCTAGTATGTCTGTACAATCTTATGGTAAAAATATAAATGTGCAATATACCAATGGTATCGGTACAGGAATGAGAGTTTCAAAATTCAAATATAATGTACTTGGAAAATTTGGATATCTTTTCTCTGATTAAAATAAATAAGTAAAATATGGTAATTGTAAAGGTAATATCCGCTACAGGAAGATTGAAAAACAAAATAGACTTTTCATATAGTGTTGCCACAACCGGTGGTGAAATAATTGTGGATAGTGGTTTAGTATATAGTATAGATCCAAATAATATAATTAATGGCGATATAAGAGCGATATCGTTTTCTGGCACAGGAACATTTTCAAAAACATTCGAAAATATACCAAATGGTAGATATTATGCAGTCGCATATGCGTATGATAATGGTATTGGGAATAATTACTATAGCTCTCCCGTACAATTTACGGTTTCCGATAATGGATATGAACTATCTTTAGATGGTATTACCATAGCAAATCCATTGGTTATATCTAATGGTTCAGAAGGTAATGATAAGGTTCTTATATCCGATTCGTCAGGATTGGCCAAATGGAAACCAGTTAGGTCTTTGTTCTCACTTGGTCACTATATAGGTGAGTTCTATGGTGGTGGTGTAGTCGTTGATGTGTGGAAAGAAGGTGATGATGAAAAAGTCCTGATAGTCTCTTTGGAAGATTTGAAAAGCACCAATGGGTTTTTTGACACTAATGGGTCTATTGAATCACAATGGATATATGGTGGATCGATGAGCACCACTTTAATTGGAACATCCGCGCAGAGTCTATATGATGGTAAATCAAATACGAATTCTATTATAAAAAATTCTAATATATCTGGTGCTACCGGAAGTGCCGCACAGGTTTGTTATGATTACAGAGGTGGTGGATATGACGATTGGTATTTACCTGCATATTATGAGATAAATACTATATACTATCAGGCTGCTGCGGTAAATAAAGTTCTTAACCGCGAGAGTATAAATGCATTATTTAGATATTGGACATCGACAGAGGCAAGTATGGATTATTCCTATCTTATTTCATCGGGTGGCTATTTAGTTTCCGAATATAAATCTAGAAGTTATTTTGACGAATCAAAACCTAGGATAAGAGCGGTAAGGAGAGAATCTATCTATGTTGGCTCTGGATTGTGTCTAAATTTAGATGCAACAAATTCAAAGTCTTTTAGTGATTCTACATATATGTTTTTGGGAACATCAAGTAAGTGGGTGGACTTGGTAAATAGTGGAATGACATCATCTTATTCTTTTAACCTATCTGCATACCCAACGATTTCATCAGGAGGTGTTTCTACCAATATCATACCTATTTTAAGTAATATTACCGGTCCAGGAACCACTTTTTCGGGATACAATGGTAGTTGGTATCTAAGTAATATAACTAATTCCGACACTTCCTTACCTAAGCTATATAACAATGGTGGTACATCCAGTTTTACATCAAACTACTTTTTAATTGGTTATAAAGACACGACTATCCAATTCCGAACAAGAGACATGTCTTCTGTTACAAATATGTCAGGTGCTACACTAAACATCTATATATCAATACAATATAGTGGATATTCATCATCGTACAAACTAATAAGTCAGATTACGAATACAACTCCTTCTGTCAACAATATAAGCATTCCTCTATATTCATATTATGGTAAAACAATATCGATAAAAGTAACCGCACCCAATGCATCATATACATCCTTATCGTCATATGTGGGACCTTCATTCGATGAAGTTAGTGTGATTGGCACGAATGGTGGATATCAAGCAACTGGTCCGGTTTATTTTCCGGACGAAAGTGGATTCTTGACATTCAATGGGACAGGAAGCGTGGGTAGCTATGTCGACTTCAAAGCGCCTCTTGGAAGCGCCTCGACAGTTACTGTGGAGATGTGGGCTAGAATCAAATCGACTTCAAAATTTATATTTGGTTGGGATAAATATGATGTTATAACAAATGCCGATGGTGTATTTGGATTCAACACAGGCCAAGGCGATATTTATGGAATAACTTCATCTAGGATACAAGAGTTTATCAATGTTTGGAAGCATTATGTTTTCGAAATGAGAAGTGATGTTTCATATACCAACAACAAAATCTATATAAATGGTGATCAACAGGAACTTGACGCTCAGATTGCACCATATAGTGGAGGTACTTTGGGAGTTGAAAATCCTTCCAGAAGAAACTTTAATGGTGGAGTTGGTAGAATAGGTAGTTGGGGAAACTCAACCATAAACTTGTTCGATGGTGACATATCAGTATTCAGAGTTTACAATAGGGCTCTTACTAAAGATGAGGTAATGAAGAACTACAACGAAGAAAAGAAAAGATATGAGATTCTTCCTATAGTAATGAAAAACAAATTGAAGATGAACTTTGATGCGAGTCTTTCATATTCAGGTACCGGTACCGTTATAACGGAACTTAGTGGAAGCCATTCGAATGGAAGTATAGTAACATCTTCGGGGTATACCTCACCCACCTATTCGAGTAGTAGCTCTCTCTATCCAGGTAAATATTTCACTTTCAACGGCTCAAACACTAAAATTCAATATGCTCCAATAAGTCTTGTCGAAAATATGTCTTGGGAGACATGGGTTAGATGTGTCGGAACGGTCTCTTCTCCTAACCCAGCCTTCGGTGGTGCATCAATAAATATGTTCATGGGTCAGGTATTGCCATATTTCTCATTCCGTGATGGTAATAGAATTCTTTTCTCAAACTACATAAATAATACACAGACATACCTTGATGGTAGTAGTACATTGTTATTGGACAAATGGTATCATTTTGTTGGAACAACAGAGACTATATCCAACATCACACTTTCTAAAATATACATAAATGGTGTTAAAGACGTAGAAAAATACAATTTAGGAACTCAAAGTAAATGGCAGGGAACGGACTACAATTTCGCTATCGGTGATGGACAGGGAACAGATAGACCTACATCCGGTATGACACAGTGGTTTCCGTTCAAAGGAGATATCGGACAAGTAAGAGTGTACTACAAAACTCTATCTTATGAAGAAGTTAAAAATAATTACAATACATCTAAGCATATTTATGAAGACGATTATGATGATGCGAATAAATTCTACTCACATGAGTTAAATGGTAATCCAACTTTCTCTATTACACAAAATCTATTTATTGATATACCCGGTAAATCCAATGATAAGATACTCAGATCCGATTCCAATGGAAAAACATCTTGGGTGGATAAAAATTACTTGTTCATCAGACCAAATAACCAAAGGTTTGTAGGTGATTTTTATGGTGGTGGAATAATAGTTTCTGCTTGGAAATACCCATCTAATGTATTTAACTATTTAGTTATGTCTTTAGAAGACATAAGTACTTCTTCCGCTTGGAGTAATATTTCGTCAGGTGTATCGGGAGCAACATCTGAGCATAATGGTATTTCAAATACCAATAATATAATAGCACAATCAGGACACACAAATTCTGCAGCCAAACTATGCGATGACTATGTAGGCGGTGGTTTTAACGATTGGTACTTACCATCCATAACCGAACTGAACTATGGATTCAACACTGGTCAGATAGTGGATTCTGTATTGGGAACGGATAAGCTAATAGAATCTTATTGGACTTCTACAGAAATCGACTCAACGAAAGCATATTCATATTCTTTCAGTAGTAGTGTTAATAAAAAAACAAGTATAAATATGTCGTCAAAAGATGGTATATTTAAAATAAGACCATTCAGACAAGTCAAAGTCTATGATATTGTAAATAACTGGCAAAGTGGGTGGCCTGTAGAATATACACCTATGTGGGGTTCACCATATTCATGGAGTGATGAAAATTGGAACTTCAAAACTTCTATAGTCATAGATACAAATCCAATAATATTTAAAGTTGATTTAACAACCAGTGGTGGTGTTATATACGTTTCACCATCGAGTCCGCAAGCCAGTGTGTCCATGACTTTTTCCAATGTGATATATACCAATGAAACTATAATAAACACCGGTGTTTGTTGGGCAACTTCATCAACCACACCAACGATTGCAAATTCGTTCACGTATTCAACATCAACAGGACCTGCAACTTTCATTATAAAAACACCCACTATTATGGGACCTACTGCGGGTGTGCCATCAGTTGATTATACGCATTTCTTTTTATATGTTAGGGCATTTGTAAATACGTCAAGTGGTACATACTATAGTAGTAACGGTAATTATACAAATGGTGGTACATACTCTACGAGTATAAACACATATAGTAGTTACCCAAATACATGTTATGTTTTTGAATTTCCTCGTATATATTTCAGTGGTTAATTTTTAATATTGTAATATTATACTTATATTTGTAAAAAAAGAAACTATGAAAGGAGTAATCAAAATTGGGAAGGCAACGAAAGAAAATATCATGAATGCTTATAAAAAAGCTTCGCGAGAAATGGAGTTGGAGAACTCCACCGGATGGATTGCCAAACATAAGGTTCATAAATCCGAAAAGGACTATAATAGAAACCCAAAACATAAAAATTTGGTATATTAATATTTAAAAAGACTATTCTTTAGAATGGTCTTTTTTGTTTAGAATAATTTTAGGAATATCTGCTTCTATTCTATTGTAGACACCATAGTTCTTAAACTTGACAGACTTTGTTATTTCCATAGAAATATCTATTTCAAAATCTACTGGTTTATACATTTTATATTTTCTAATAAGTTCTGATGACCAAATAGATAGATTTCCATTATAAGAGTATATATCAGCCAAAATAACATCTGTTTTTTCACAAGACTCTATGTAGGCCCATTCAATACCAAAACTATCATATGATTTTCCATCCACACCATCAAAGAACAAAGATAGGAATTTTATATTATCACCTGTATGAAAATGATAGTTATTAATGTCTTCTTTTGTTGAGTTGACACTTAATATATTATAGATTTCATCCAATACTTGAGAGTCCGATGATGATATTGATATAGAATTTAAACTTAGCATAAAAAGTTTTTATTTTTATATATTAAAAAAGGTCTACTTTAAGTAGACCTTTTTTTAAACTTTAAAGTTATTAGACTCTTTCAACTTCTCTAAAATATGTTGTTCGTCCAAATCTATATTCTTAGGTATTTTTATTGATATCTTTACATATAAATCTCCTAAGCCATAGTGTATATCGGGAATTCCTTTACCACCAATCCTTGCAGTCTTACCATGTTCAGTACCCGGTTCTATATACAAAGGTATTTCACCATGTGGTGAAGAAACTTTAATATGTGCACCACATATGGCATCTATAATCGAAATAGTCTTTTCTACTATAATATTATTACCTTCTCTTTTATATGAAAAGTTCTGTGCCTCCTCAACCAATATATTCAAATCACCCGGAACACCATCTCTAACATTGTTACCGAATCCCTGCATTGTCAACTGCATACCCGTGGAAACACCTACAGGTATTTCGACATCAACAACCTGTTCCTGTAGCTGAGTTCCTTCTCCATGACAATGACCACATCGGTTTTTTATTATACTTCCGGTACCGCTACAATCGGGACATGTCATTTCCGTCCTCATCTGACCAAACGGAGTGTTCTGAACTACGATTCTATGTCCGGTACCATTACACGTAAGGCATTCTCTTACATCAGTTCCACCTTTTCCGTCACAAGGATCACATTTTATACTCCTTTTGTATTTTAGTTTTTTAGTACAACCTTTGAGTATTTCATCTATGTTCAAAACAACTTTTATTCTTAAATCAGAACCTTTAGATTGTCTTCTTTGTTGTCTTCCGCCTCTGTTTCCGAAAACGTCTCCAAACTGGGAGAATATATCGTCCATTGAGAATCCATGACCGCCTCCACCAAAAGGGTTTCCACCTCCGCCAAAAGGGTTCCCTGTAGCGGAACCATAGTTGTCGTAGTTTGACTTTTTGGATGAATCCGAAAGTACGTCATATGCCTCTGCAGCATCTTTGAATTTAGTTTCTGCATCTGGATTTCCGGGGTTCTTATCCGGATGCAACTCCATCGCTTTCTTTCGATAAGCCTTTTTTATTTGGTCGTCAGATGCGTTTCTATCTACTCCCAAAATGTTGTAGTAGTCTTTACTCATATTATATTATTATTTTTTGGTGTGTTATTCAATATATTATTTAATATTATCTCCCTTCTAATCGACTTCTTAGGATCGACAAAGATAATATCGGTTTCCTTGTTGTATTCTAACCATATTTCTATTTCCTTTGATTGTGGAGAATATTTATAGTCCTTATTTGTTCTAAGTCTCATAACTGGTAGTTCGTCGAATATATCTTTGTAAAGCTCTTCTATCTTTTCGATGTCGTATTCTTCAATATCTGAGATTCTGCCTATGAAGTATTCCATAAATGGTTCGACAGTCTCTTCTACTTTCTTCAAATATTGTTGACTCTTAAACCCTTTACACTTTATATACCAACCTACCATTTCTTCAAAGTTTTGCCAATTCTTAAATCCCTTATTTCCATCTGTATATCATCTCTATTACGAGATAGTTCTAAAAGTCCTGCGATATAGTTGTCGACTATGAGAGACAATGTTTCTGCAGTTCTATCTAACTTATCAAATTCTATCAAAGAAGTTTTGACCTTAGGCATTATTTCAATCAAATAATCTACAAAATCATCAATATCGAAAAGAAGCTGGAACAATTCCAGCTTCTTTTCTTTAAGTAGTGTTGGTGGATCGACGAAAACCTTTCCCCAGACTCTCCTGATTGCAGGAAGTATCAAGTCGAGAGTATCGTCATCCTCTGGATAGAAAGCGCCGGAGAAATCATCTGTTTCAAAAAGATGAAGCTTTTCGTCGATGACATAGTCTACTATATTCCTGAAATCCGAAGTAAGTCTTATTCCTTGGCAAAGCGTGTCGACAAGCATGTTTCTGAAATCAGTATCTTTTTTCAGATCGAGTATGCTCTTTCTATCCTGCTTTCTTGGGACCATTTATTTACCAAGAACGATTTTAGGAAATCTGAAAGGCTTTCCATTAAGAGTATATCCTTTACTAACAACATCAACAATCTTGTTCTTACCAACCTCCAAAACAGAAATTACCTCATGCAAATCCTCGTCATAGGTTTCTGTTTGTATTGGTTCGATACCCTGATTCTTCAAAAAGTTCTGAACTTTGGACGCGATAAGCTCTACTCCTTTTTTTGCGGACTTATCTTTAATGTTTTTGATGGCCAACTCAATGTCACTATCCATATCTAATATAGATGTTATCATAGATACTTTGGTGTTGTTCTTTATCTCTTCCTTTTCTCTTTGAACTCTTCTTTTGTGGTTTTCGAAGTCCGCGTATAGAAGAAGGTATTTGTCCTTTTCTTCTTTCAATTGTTCTTCTAATACAGAAACATGCACTATTGGATTGTCTTCCAATACAAACTCTGTCGCATTCTCGCCAGTCAAATCAAGTCCAATAGTATGATCTTCTATTTTCATTTCTTCGGCTTTCAGTTCCTCATTAATTTTGTTTTTATCTTCCATTTTATTAATAATTAAATTTTAGTAGTTTTCTAACTATGTTAGAATTATAGAATTCGTAAGTTATATTTTTATCCACAATCTTATGTACTTCTAATTTTTCAACGTTTTTTTTAATAACTTCGACATACTCAACTAGATCTAACAAACCATTTCTATAACTTGTACTTGGTTCCCAATAGTCAGGAAACTTATCAACGAATTTATCTAAGGCCGCATCCAGTGCTTTTTTCCTAACTAAAAGAAATTCTTTCTCTTTTAGAGATTTATTGGTTAGTAATTCCATTACATAACCATTAAATTTGTGTATAAGGTTATCAGTCTCAATAACTTTTAGTAATCCGATTACTAATGCATCCTTTTCCGATACTTCAACCTCCGCGTTTTCTTTCAGAATCTTTTCGGCCTCTTTATCAGAACCACCTAATATATAATATACATAATGGTCCCATAGGCACCGCTTTATAATGTCCTCAGGATATATTTTTATTACCATAAATAATTTATTTTTTCTTCTTATATAAGTTTGATTGTACAAAGTTTATCCATACATTTGTTAAAATTACGTAGAAATGAACATAGAAGAAAAAATAGAATTGAACAAGCAGATAAGAAAGTATGAAGGAACAAATAGTTTTCTACTTTCACTACAAAAGATTTTAAAGACTAGTAAATACCTTTCTAAGGAAGAAAACAACGGGAAATCAGTGAAAGTTCTTTCCGAAAAACAATATGAGGCCGCTAAATCCTCAATGGAATAAACATTGCAATATTTTTATACTATAATCAACATGATGAAGACAGGATTCACTTGCTCTTGCTTTGACCTATTCCATGCAGGACACATAATGATGCTCAAAGAAGCAAAGTCGAAATGCGACTACCTTATAGTAGGACTTCAAACAGACCCGACTATTGATAGACCAGAAAAGAACAAGCCGATACAGAGCGTTGTCGAAAGATTCATACAATTGGAGTCATGCAAGTACGTTGACGAGATTGTTGTCTACGCCACCGAAAAAGACTTGCTGGATATATTATATACCTATCCAATCAACATAAGATTCGTCGGAGAGGAATACAAAGAAAAAGATTTTACCGGAAAGGACCTAGAGCATACAGAAATCTACTACAATAGTAGAAAACATTCATTCTCTACAACAGAGCTTAGAAAAAGAGTTATCGATAGATACGAAAAAGAAAAGAAATCCTAAGATATCTTATTAAAAATAAGTTTACAACTTAGATTATGTGCCATTTTTCTTATGAACTCTTCATTGGCCTTAGTCTTATGCAACAGCTTCGGCTTCTTCATAACTTCAAAAGAAGAATCTTCGTTCATATAGATTAAACCTGCATATTCTGGAACTTCATCTACAGATATCAAATCCTTTGGCGTGACGAAGCTAAAGTAGTTTGGTAGAAGATAGCTCAACTGGCCCTTTACAGTTCTTGTGTACTTCTCGTTTATTATATGTGTGTGCTTTTCCTTGATGAAATCCTTTTTGAAATCTGCTCTACTCGTCTTAATCTCATACTCGTATATGTAATCGGACTTTGATATAGAGATTACGTCACATTCTTGCAAGCCCATTCCCGTGAACCTGGTAGTTATAGGTGAATGTGATTTCTCATATAGATACATGCACATCGCAGACTCGATGTTTTTTGACTTAGAGTTGTCTCTCTTTATTTTATTTACTGATGATTTTCGACTCATATTGTATATATCGGATTTATCCGTATCTTTGTGTATTAAAAATATATAGAAAATGAAAAGATACTTATTATCATACGATGAGGCGGTCGCACTTACTTTAGGTCCTGACGCCACATTCTACGAATCAAAGTTCGTGGTCGAAGGGTATGACGTATCTATATTTAACTACCGCTTGGCGAGCTATTCCGACTTTGATGACAATTTGGCATTTGAAATGAGAGGGTTGACTTTTGTCTTTGACGAAGACGGATCATTGTTCAACAGATACCTATTGCTGCACAAATTCTTTAACCTAAACCAAGTTCCAGAGTCTCAATACTCTTTGGTTCAAGACTTAGATATAAGATCAATACACAACAAAGAAGATGGTTCTGTGGCGTCCTTCATAAGACTTCCAAACGGAACCGTTCTGGGTAAGTCCAAAATGTCTTTCGATTCCGACCAAGCGGCAGGCATGAACAGATTGTATAGATCGAACGTCGATCTGAAAAGATTCGTAGACTGGTCATTGGACAACGACTATGTCGCGGTGTTCGAATATGTCGCACCAAACAACAGAATAGTATTGAGATACTTAGACGAAGAATTGATATTGCTGAGATTGAGAGACAACAAAACTGGAGAATACCTAGATTTGTCTAAATTCTCTAAAGAAATAGGTTCGTTGAAAGTTGCACCATCCGATGTCGCAAAATTAGACGAACTTGTCGAACTATCTCATACTATAGAAGACAAAGAAGGATGGATCGTGGAATTCTCCAACGGACTTTTCATAAAAGTCAAGACTGCTTGGTATGTTTCACTTCATGGCCTTCTAACAGACGATTTATATAGAGAACACGTATTGGTTAGATATGTCTTGGACGAAAAGATAGACGACGTTCTTGGTCAAATACCAGAAGAAGAAGTTGAAGCACATGCTAGAATCGAAAAGATAATAGCCGTTGTAAAAAATGCTGTTTCCGAAAAGGTCAATGACATAAACAAATCTTATGAATTGTTTTTAGAAGTTGATAAAGACGGGCCTGTAGATTTACAACTAATGAGAAAGACTTTCGCGTTGAAGTATGGAAAAGACACAAACTTTGCATATGTTATGTCTTTATCAAAAGGAAATGATGTCTATGACTTAGCGAAAGAATGGGTTCATAATCAATCAAAAAAACTAAGTATTGCCAGAGAATTCTTGAAGGAAAGAGACACATCTCTTTTCTTCATAGATGTTCCAGAAGACGAAATCGGAGATTAATATATAGTATATGATCAAAATCGAAAAATATAGATGTGCTCTTTGCGGAGAGTACCTCTATAAGACTGATGGCGGAGGAAAGACAGTTACTCTACAATGTTCTTCAGAAGAAGCGAAGTTTTGGAATTTTGACAGAGGATCCGAGGCTCAGAAAATATCGCATGAGCACTTTATAGATTCTTTGGTATCGATATCAAAAAAGGAATGGGATAATGAAAATAAAAAAGTTTAAAGACTTCAAATTCAAAGGACGAAAGGGAAAAGTTAAGATAAGAAAATTTTCTGGAGAGAATGGATACGCTTGGACTCCTATTTCAAATAACAATAGCCCTGCACCTGGATATCAGGTAAATATAGTCAACAAATAATATCATAAGTATTTATTTCAATAACATTAAAAAACTTTTTATTTATTTTAAATATAATGTTTATAAATTGTCATTTTAAAAAACCTGACAAAAATCAGTTTTTAAAAATCGTTTTTACAAAAAACCTGACAAAAAACCTGACACAAAACTTTAAATAAAGTTTGGTACAGAGTTTGACTTAACAAGTAAAAAATAAAATAAAATAAATATGAGCAAAAATGTAATTATAGGAATTGATCTTGGGACAACAAATTCCTGCGTTTCCGTTGTAGAAGGTGGAGAACCAATCGTAATCAGTAACTCTGAAGGAAGAAGAACGACACCTTCAATAGTTTCTTTTTCAGGAACAGAAAGAAAAGTTGGTGATCCTGCAAAAAGACAATCGGTTACAAATCCAAAAAACACGGTATACTCTATTAAAAGATTTGTCGGAAAAGACTATTCAGTTTGTACAGATGAGATAAAAAGAGTTCCTTATGAAGTTAAAAAATCAAAAACTGGAAATGTTCCTGTAGTGAACATCGACGGAAGAGACTACACTCCACAAGAACTTTCTGCAATCATTTTACAGAAAATGAAAAAAACTGCCGAAGACTACTTAGGACATGAAGTTACTAGAGCGGTTATCACGGTTCCTGCATACTTCGGTGACGCGGAAAGAACGGCTACTATTGAAGCAGGTGAAATCGCTGGTTTAAAAGTAGAAAGAATCATCAACGAACCAACTTCCGCAGCTTTGGCATATGGTTTAGACAAAAAGAACACAGACTCTAAAATCTTAGTATTTGACTGCGGTGGGGGAACTCATGACGTATCTGTATTGGAGATTGGTGATGGTGTATTCGAAGTAAAATCTACTGATGGTGATACTCACTTAGGTGGTGATGACTTTGACAACGCGATTATCACTTGGATGTTAGATGAATTCAAAGCTGAGCATTCTATGGACTTGGAAAAAGATCCTATGGCTTTGCAAAGATTGAAAGATGCTGCAGAAAAAGCGAAGATTGAATTATCTTCTACATCTGAATCAGAAATCAACCTTCCTTATATCACCGCACAGGATGGAATTCCTTTACACTTTGTTAAGAAATTGACTAAGTCTAAGTTTGACCAAATGACTTCTTCTTTAGTAGATAGAGCGATTGCTTGTGCTAAGTCTGCTTTGAAAAATGCAGAATTAAAAACAACAGATATTGATGAAGTAATCTTAGTTGGTGGTTCTACGAGAATCCCAGCAGTACAGGATGCGATTGAGAAGTTCATCGGTAAGAAAGCTAACAAATCAGTAAACCCTGATGAAGTTGTTGCATTAGGTGCTGCTATTCAAGGTGCTGTATTAAATGGTAGTATCACTGACGTTCTTTTATTAGACGTAACTCCTTTATCATTAGGAATCGAAACAATGGGTGGTGTTTTCACTAAATTGATTGAAGCTAACTGTACAATCCCAACAAGAAAAAGTGAGACTTTCTCTACTGCTTCTGATAACCAGCCATCTGTAGAACTTCACGTTCTTCAAGGAGAAAGAGCAATGGCTAAAGACAATAGATCTTTAGGGAAGTTCAACCTTGACGGAATCATGTCTGCACCAAGAGGAGTTCCGCAGATATCGGTGACTTTAGACATTGACGCAAATGGCATCTTGTCCGTTTCTGCACAGGACAAAGCAACTGGTAAGGAAAACAAAATCAGAATTGAAGGTGGATCTCAACTTACAAAAGAAGAGATTGAGAAAATGAAAGCTGATGCAGAATTAAACGCAGAATCTGATAAAATCGAAAAGGAAAGAGTTGAAAAGCTTAACCAAGCGGATACTCAAATCTTCCAAACTGAAAAACAGATGAAAGAATTTGACGAGAAGCTTACAGAAGAAGATAAGTCTACATTAAAAACAGATTTAGATGCTTTAAGACAAGCACATGCTGATCAAGATGTTGCAATGATTGATGCAACTTCTGAAAAGTTGAACGAAAGCTGGAACGCAATCAGTACTAGATTGTACCAAGAAGGCTCTCAAGAAACTCAAAACGAAAGTACTAATACTGAAGCAAGTGGTAATGAAGAAGTAGAAGATACGGATTTTGAAGAAATATCTTAAAAAAAAATAAAAAAAGCCTTATAATTAAATTATAAGGCTTTTTTTATTTTTTCTAATACTGAATAATCTTTATCAATAATAAATTTGAAGTTATAATTATTTTCTATACAAGATTTCTTTTTATTTATATTCTTCTCAAGATATAGATTATAATAATAAGTAGATTTTACTTCACATATTAGATTGTATTCTGGTAAATAAAAATCCGAATGATAAATTTTAATTTTACCATCGTGTTTGTATTTTATTGATGGTCCATTTTCAACTTTAATATCAATATTCTCACAATATTTTATAAAATCTAATTCATAAGTACCTCTATAATATAGACCATTATATCTCTTACAATTAAATCCAGACATTTGTTGCTTTTGGAAAATATATTTATTTTGCAAAGCATTATCAACACCATACCTATCAATTATTGTTTTTTTTGCTAACTCTCTATTATTATAGTTTTTATCTCCATATTTAATATACTTTGTGTTTCTAACTTTATCTTGTGATATCTTAGAAATATTATCAATACCATATTTTGATTTAAGTGTTGATAATCTATCATTTTTAACACTTTCTAATTCGAGTGTGTGTTCAACACCATATTTACTTATGTTATTAATTTTTACCTTTTCATATGAACAACCAGAACAATAGTATGAACTACTTTTTGTAGATTTCATGTAACTATAGTATTTTACATTTTTTATGATTGTACAATTATCACACATTACTGATATTAAAATATGAGATCCTTTTGGTAAATCACTAACCTTAACTTTAATTATCTCACCAACTTTACCAATATAACCCATATTTATATAATTATTTATGTGTTTGCTATTCATTTTTACATCAACTTCATCTGTTATTATCATAAACATTTTTTTTAATTTTTATATAAAGTATATATTAAAAATTAAAATCATTTTTTAGACATTTTAGACATTTATGAAAAAGAGAACAACAAGAACTTACACTATAGACGATGAATTATACAAAGAATTTGAAAAAATAATTAAAGAGAAATCTATAAATAGATCTAGGCTTATAGAGAATTTCATAGAGGACTTTGTTAAAAATTATAAATCAAATGATAAATAAAAAACCCACTCAAACTTAGTGGGTTTTTTTTGTATCTTTGTATGTAAATATATACTCTATGATAGAAACGAAACAAGCAAAACTGGCAGCAGTTGCACTTATCTTCAATGAAGATAAGACAAAACTATTGGGAGTATCTCGAAAAGACAACTTTAAACTATTTGGTTTACCAGGTGGTAAAGTAGATGTAGGAGAAAGTATGACAGAAGGAGTCATTCGTGAAGTAAGAGAAGAAACAGGAATAGAAGTTAAATCCGCGGTGCCGATATTTATAAGAGAAGATGGAGAATTCGTGGCGGCGGTTTATTTGGTAACCGATTATGAAGGCGAGGTTTCGACCAAAGAATCTGGCGTAGTTGCCTGGATAACTTTCGAAGATTTAAAACAAGGTGCTTTCTCAGAATACAATACTAAGCTAGAACAACATTTAAAGTTTTTAAACATTATATAATGAAAAAGAAAGTATACGTGGATATGGATGGTGTTATGTGCGACTTCTATGCCGCGTCAAAAAAAGCCAAAGAGTTAAATCCTTTACAACCTTATCCACAATCACAATGGGGATTCTTCCTTAAATTAGACGAGATAAAAGATGCTGTTGAATCTTATAGATTGCTTGAAACAAAGTATGACGTATGGATCTTGACACGTCCTTCTTTTCAGAACGTGAACTGCTATACAGAGAAGATACAATGGGTTTGGGACCATTTGGGACCAGATGTAGTTAAGAAGACTATCTTGATACCAAACAAGTCTTTGGTTAAAGGAGACTATCTTATAGACGACCAGGGAGGATATGGACAAGAAGAGTTTGAAGGAGAATGGATACACTTCGGAGAAAAACCTTTTGAAAATTGGAAATCGGTAGTAGAATATTTAATGAAATAAAAAAGAGAGTCATTTGACTCTCTTTTTTATTATATCTTTTAGTAGTTGTCTGGTGAAAACCATTCTCCATCAGTAGTTCTAGCGACTCTGACTGGACCACTGTGTTCGTCATATTCATCAGAATATTCACCATCCGGATCTACGGCCTCGGGTGAATTCCCTACTATGTTGTCCTTTATGTTTATGAAGCACATTGTATCCATATAAGGATAACAATCTGATGGATTTGCATCCTTTACTTTACAAACAATGTTAGCTCTACTTAAATCTTCACTTCCGTTCGTAATCTTTTCCGATGGAGACATAGACTGTTCTTTTTTAAACCACCATCCGTTTTTCTCAGCGAATTGTTTGAATAGACTAACGTCTGAATCCTGAGATGTATAGATTCTGTCTAAGAACTTAACATCGTTTCCGTTTATCTTGCAATCCCATAGAATAGCTCTTCCTTTAATCTTTTTGGATACGTACTTACCATCTTCTAAAATTCCGTTGTCGTCGTATAGTATTACAAGACTTACTTCCGGGTTTTTAGAGTATATTTGAAGCCATTCTGGTTCTGCCTCTGCCATGCAAGAGTTGTTCATAGTACCTCCACCGCTTTGGTATTGATCATGCCAGTACCAGTGTATTATATCACTACCCTGTATAATATCGAATTGTTTTAGTATGTCTGCCGCGAAATCATAAGTAGCTTTGTATTGATTTACAAACTCTTCAATATCTTGGTCGGTGAAAGAAACTTTTGCCGCAGTCAAAAACGCTCTTGCGAATCTTCCTATCTTAACAGGGTTTCTCGCTGTCTTCCAGATTGCCTTTAAATCATCGCTGTCAAGCTCCATCGCTTCTTTGTTTATTACGCCGATTCTTGGCTCATCTCCTGTAGGTTCAACTTCTTCAACCATGCAGTATGTTTTTCCGGTAACGCTTTGAGTCTCTGACAATATACTCAACAAAGTTCCTGTGTCTGGTGCCCAGTTTTGTCTTCCGGTTTTGTCATATCCTAATCTTCCGAAAATCTTGTCGTTTCTATCACTATGCGTAAGGTATCTTCCACTATTCGTAACCCTATAGTGTTCAGGTCTTCCTACAGTCAACTCTTGAACTTTTCTATCAGGAGTGAATGACAGCTCTTCTTTAGAATCTGTCATGTCGACATAATTTTGTGCGATACCATCTACATCTTTAGATTGAAAGCTTAGAATAGACGATGCTATCTTATTGGTCTTCATTCTATTGAGAAGGTTTACAAGTTTCTGTGAGAATACTACCTTCGATTCTAAAAGCATTTCGTACGCTGCTTTTTCTGTTATATAGTCTCCATATTTAAGAATATTCATAAATAAAAAATTATTTTTTATTATATATTAAAAAACCATTTCAAAAAGCGGCATCCTTTATTTTTTTCTTGTTATTATTTAATATATAATATATTATGAAGAGAAAGGTTGCTAAGATGATATTGATAATGGGTATAGGCCTTACTGAATTGGTACTAGACCTGAATCTAAGTTTCGCAACCTTCAATTCTATTGAATATGTTAAGTCAGAGAACAAGATATATCTTTATATCATGCACGAAGACGACGATTTGGAAATAAGCTATGACTTTGACGACTTATGTAAAGAAGACAAGACCATTGTCTATATTTCACTTGCGTCTATACTCTACAACTAGCCATTATATCTTTCCTTTCGCTTCTTTTCTATATATGCTTCTACGTCCGCGTACGATACGGATCCAGGATTCTGAGTAATCAAATCTGCATTTCCTGCGGGTTTTTCTTCAAGTTTCTTCAACTCGTCGTTCTTTTTCTTCTCTTCGTATCTTATTTCCATTTCTTTTAGAATATGTCCTAAATAGAAGTCCATTCCTTTCTCTTTAACCATTTTGAAATCGAAGTCGAATAAAAACTCTTCAAAGTTGTCACCATAATACACCGCCAATATAGGATCTTTTATATAATGATCTGTATAAAATCTTATATTCCCTGCATTACCCTGTGCGTATATGATGGTATTGTACACATTGTTGTAGAAGTGTGAGAAATGGTCTTTATCATTATATTTCCTCGCACCGCTTTTTTCTACGGTCGCCACCAATCCAAGACTTACTCTAAAGTATCTTGATGTTTTGATTTGGTTTATTAGCTGAAAATTAGTTACTATGTTTACGTCCATTCTTTATTTATTAAATATATCCTTCTCCAATTGAAAAATGCCGACATTTGTCGGCATTTTTTATTCGGTTTCTATTTCTAGTTTTTCGTCATCATCTCCAAAAGTTTCATCAAGTTCTATTTTAAGGTCAACTAAGAACCCTTCATCAATATCCTTAATCTTTACATTCTTTGTCATCTGTCCAACAACTTCAAATGTGTCCAAATCATATTTTTTAAATTTTATAAAACATTTTTCTATATCTTCAAATGAAAAGTCTGCCTCAGGATCTTTTGGCATACCGTCTTTCAAATCAATTAAAAGTAACATGTTGTATGTTGCGTTAGCATCACTAAATTTTATAGTAATCGAATCGTATAGTTTAGAATACTTAGATATCTCGGAACTCTCCAACTGAACACCCAAATCTTTAAAAGTAAGTTTTTTACTCTTACCTTTCGACTTTGCTTTCATGATGGAAGAATTTCCTTCCTTTTCCTTTTCGTCTTCAAGATCTACTTGATCCTCAAACATCTTACTAATCTTCTTCTGAAGTTGTTTTAGTGCGGTCTCAATATAAGACTCTGGAGTATCATTGAACTCTTCGTTTATAAACTCTATAAATTTTCTAATCTTCATATCTTATATATTAAATTTTTAATATATAAAATAAAAAAAATAATATGATTAGTTTAGTTATAGGTATAATATTAGTATCAATCGCAGGAATGTCAAAGGCAATAATGGATAAATTGCAATTTCATTATCATAAGAGTATGTTTAAGCAGGATCCTGTCAGATACAACCAAACCTTTTGGGATCCAACATTGTCTTGGTCAAACAAATACAAAGAAGGTAGCATGACAGAGCCAAAATTTTTTGGATCCACCAGCTATTTCGTCTTCTTGACAGATGCTTGGCATCTATTTCAGATGCTTATGCTGATATGCTTGTTCATAGGCGTTGCAATAACATCTTTCTATAGTGGATCATTCATCTTTATGATGATTAAAGTCATTATATTAAGACTGTTCTTTGGCCTAACATTCACATTGTTCTTCAATAAGTTTTTGAATGTAAAAACTATTTAATCATTCTTAGTAACATTTCGGAACATTAAATAATGCACCAACAGACCTATGAAGCTACCTGCCGCCGCAAATCCACCCAAGAATATAAACGGCTCATCACCAGGTATACATTCTCTTATTATTCCTGGTAGAGAAATCCAAAATGCTATATTTATGAATCCTGAAAATAGGAAACATGCTAGATATATCATATTCTCCCTTTGTTTGTTTATTTTAAACCTGTCTTCTTCCATAACTTTTATTTTTCTTTTATATATAAAATATATATATTTGTAAAAAAGAAGATATGAGTAGGACTATCAAAACAAACTCTGGATCAGAATTCATAACTAATATAAGTAACGAACAATTTATTGGTGTTCTTTGTAAAGAAGTTGGTGCGAAGCATGACAGTGACTTAGTAGGTCCTACTATGGCATATGATATGACAGAAGAAGAAGCGAACGATGCCGTTTACCGGATAACTGATTTTCTTTCGCGTGAGAGGTATTTCAGATTCTTTGAAAAAGTCAAACCTCTTTTCTTCACTAATGACGCTTCTATATATACCTTTGTGGAAAGTGTAGAGGGTATAATAGATAATTTAAAAAAATCAAAAGGATACGAATGCTTATGAATTATTTTCGATATACTGAATCATAAACTTTTCAATTAGATTTGACATATTTGTTGATTTATCATTGCATATTTTTTTAAATTTATCCGATACTTTAATATCAATTGAAAAGTTTTGTCTTTTTTTATACTTAATCATTTTTATTTATTTTATTTTTTGCCAATAGTTTTTTCCAGGTCTTTCAATATTATGTTTTTCCAAACAATATTGAATCTTTCTAACTGAAATATTTAATATTTTAGATATCTCAGGTATAGATTTTTCCCATAATAAAGGCTTAATATTTTCCAATAGTGAAGATAGATCTTTTAAATAACCATCAACTCTTTTCTTCTTCTCTGTCATAAATATTTTATTGTAAAATAATTCCAAATCAGAATCTATATATTCTTCTCTTTTTGATTCGAAGTTTATATATGAATTTTGTCCAAATAAATATAAAGACACTTTATCATACATCTCTGCTGCTTCTATCTCACTGGATGTATATTTATCTTTTTTAATAAAACTATTTTGTATTCTACAAACCCATGATTTTTTAGACTCTTTCCAAGAAACACCTTTATAGATACTATGTTTTTTATTAGAGGGTTTATAATCCTTTCCTAATCTAAAAGTTGATAAATGTTTTTTCAAATCATCACTTACAAAGTGATTATCACCACATCCTCTTATGTTATATCCATTTGGTCTATATGAATTATACATATTTGCATAATATTCTTCTAAATGATTCAATTCTTCTAAAGAATCTATATTTTCTTTTAATATTTCAACAATAAAATTATCTAAACCATTTTTTAAGTATGAATTTTTAAGTATTTCATTATGTGTATAGAGCCACCATTTACCACCTTTGTATCTTTCATTAAAACTATTTACTGACTGTCCAATATAAGACTTATTATTTTTTATATTTAAAATTCTATAGATAATCATATAATTTTTATAATTTATAGTATATATAAAAAATGTGTGTGTATCTTTGTGTATAGATAATAATTTAAAAAAATGAATAGAGTAGGATATTGTTGTATAAACATCTCGATAAATGACGGTAAGAAAAAGAAAGATTTCATTACCGTAAATAGAGGAATGGTCAAAAAAACTTTTGAGAGTAAAGGCCTTCAATATGTTACCGAGTTGGCTCTCTTAAATATAGATGATATGTTTAAGATAATAAAATGGAATAAAGAAAATGATATATTCGTATATCGAATGTCTAGTGATATTCTTCCATGTATTGGCTTCTATAAATTAGAGGATCTACCAAAGTTTGATTTGATTTCAAAAAAATTAAAAGAGATTGGTGACTATGCTAAAAGTGTTGATATGAGATTATCATTCCATCCTACACATTTTTGCATACCCGCCAGCGAAAATCCAGTTGTTGTTGAAAATGCAATTGATGAACTAGATAAGCATGCACAAATAATGGATTTGATGGGCTTGGACCAAACACATTATTATCCAATAAATATACATGTAAACACAACAAAACCGACCAGAGAAGAAGCTGCAAAAAGATTCTGTGAGCAGTTTTGGAATTTAAGCGAGTCTTGTAGAAAGAGATTAGTAGTTGAAAATGATGATGGACCAAATCAATATTCTACAAAAATGTTATATGATTTGATACATAAAGAAATTGGAATACCAATAACTCACGATTTTCATCATCACAATTATGGTCCCAAAGATATTTCACAAGAAGAAGCACTTCGATTGGCTCACTCTACTTGGAATGTAAAGCCGCTCACACATATCAGTTCACCAAAGACATTAGAAGATGCGACAGGAAGAGCAACAGCGCACGCAGACTACATTTATGAAGAGATTCAGACGTTTGGTCTCGAGTTTGACACGGAACTAGAGTGTAAACAAAAAGATATTGCATTACTTAAATATAGAAAAGACTTCTTAGTTGCACACAGAAGAGATAAAAAAATTAAATGAATTGGGTATATGAAAGAACAGGTAATAGAAATAATAGACACGCTTATAGGTGCGACAAGCAACGGTACGATCCTCTGGAAAGAGAGAGATCCGAATTCGAATTCGAGAAAATACAAGAGAGTGATGTTCGCCAATGGCTCCGATGGCACCAAATTCGAGATGAATATAGAATATGTTCTTTCTGGGGATATATGGAATCTGGAAGAGAACGGCATATGGATAGAGAATTCCAATCTACCCGAAGGTAGATACAACATAGGTGCATACAAATACAAAGAGGTCTTACTACTCAGAGATCTGATAATGGAGAATTTCTGCACAGATATGGATCCAAAGATAAAAGATGTCGAAGATGCACTATCGGATATCTGCAAAGGCATTTCCATATCTACATTTAGAGACAACAAGCTAAAGGATTTGGGAATTTAGATTCTTTTCCATATCTTCGCTATATGAAAGAAGAAATATTTAAGCTAGCGAAGATAGAATCGGAATGGATACGATACTATGGCTTCGTCGATTCTAGATTGGAAGAAAAGTTCGAAGACATCGACTTCTATGATAGAATGATTCCTATTGGATACTCAAAAGTATATACCCCATTGGTTCAGAAATGTCCAATGGGTTTTGTCAATAGTCTGAATCCTGAAACCGTAGAGGTCGTATATGGTCCCAGAAACCATGATAAGAATGTCTACACTCCACTGGAGTTTGTTATCTACAACAAAGTAGAAGGATATAAAGATTTGATAAATCTGATAAAAGGATAGTATATTAATATATAAAAATAAAAATCAAATTAAATGAAAAATCTATTAGTAGCAATATTGCTATTCTTATCTAGTTTATCTTTTGCACAACAAATTGTAACCAAATCTAAACTAATAATACAACACACAGACATGACATTGTATCTACAGAGTGATACGAGTACAATGGTTTCTGTTCATAATCTAACATATGAAAACTATTTAAAAATAGGCAAAATTATTCGAAAGGATTTAGGCGATCCTTGGTTTGACGATACCTACAAAGGAAAATTCAAAGAAAAGTATTATAAAAAAAATAATTTCGATTTAGGACATTTAACTCCATTCAAAGAATCTTCATATTCAAAAGAGGTAGCAACCAATTCATTTAGCTCATATAATCAAGCACCACAAGACTCGGAATTCAATCGAATAAGTTGGAAAGGATTAGAGAAAAATATATTGGATACTATTGGCATATATGCAAAAAAGGATAAAAAAAACTCTTATATAATAACTGGAGTAATCTACAATAATGCAAATCCAACTTATTTGACAAATTCTAGAATAAAAATACCAATATATTTTTTTAAAATCTTATTTGTTTCCGATAAGACATACTATTGGCTAGGTGATAACGCACCAGGTGTCGCAAATCCAATTAGATTGACTACAAACGAAGAATTGAATAAGCTGTTTAAAGACAATAAAATGGATCTTAAAATAAACTTAAACAAAAAACAATAATCATTTAAATAAAAAAGAGAGCATCAGCTCTCTTTTTCTATTCTTATACTTCTTTCAGGATATTTTGACCTTACATTGTCACTTATCTTAATTGCCTCACCATATTCGTTTATTCTAACAAAAACAGTTTCGCATCTTAGTGCCAAGACTTCTTTTTCGGTATCTACCGAGTGTGTTCTAATCTCTACGTTCAAAGTTATAGAAGTTATTCCTATCTTTTTAATACCAACATAGGTCTTGTAGATTTGATTTGGTAGGATCTCTTTAACAAACTCACTGTTCATCGTCTTTGTAACAACCCAAGGCGTGTCGCATATTTCAGCTGCAAATACCGCGCACACAGAATCTATTTCTTCAAGCATTTCCGCACCAAACATCCTACCATGCACTCCTACCTGTTTTCCTTTGCAGAACTGGCTGTTTCTGCATATAAGCTCTCCTTTTTTAAGGAGCTCTACGTTAAATTCTCTCTGTGTCATCTACTATTTGTTACATTCCAATATATTTGTGATTTTCTTCATTCTTGCCTCTCTTCTTTCTGTCATTATTTCAGAAATCATATCAGAGACTTGCTTTGATGTTATGATATAATTTCCATCACCGCTTCGACCTACTTTGTTTATATAGGCAGCAGATTGAAGAATCTTCTCATATAGATCTTTTTGGTACTGGCTATTATCCATTATGCTTTCTTGTCGATTTGATTTACTCCAAGCTCTAGTAGTGTTATTCTTCCGAATACAGAAACCGCAACCTTTACTTTTTCTCCATTTACCTGTTCAACCTTTCCTGCGAAAGTATTGAAAGGTCCGTCCAAAATCTGCACTTCTTCACCAACGATGAATTTTACTTCAACTTCAACTTCTTCTTTTGCTTTCTGTTGTTCACCAATCATTCTATTTACTTCCGTTTGAGTAAGCGGTAAAATATCACCCGATCTATTTGTTAGGAACCCTTGAGCACCATTCATACCTTTTAAGAAATATTTCAACTCGCCTACAGCGTTTGTTTCGATAAAGATATACCCTGGGAATTTTACCTTCTCTCTCTTTACTTTCTTTCCGTTTTTCAAATAGAAAGAATTCTCGATTGGAACGATCACTCGTCCAAGCTTACCCATTAAATCACCTACAGCACCTTCGTTTGTAAGTCTTTCTCCTATTGATCGTTCTCGGTTGCTTTGAGCCCTTACCACATACCACTTCATCGTGGCTTCTTTTTCAACTATGTTCATATTCGTATTTTATTTTTATTAGTTTCCTTTTTCTAACTTCTTTAAGTATGTCTGTTCTTCTTTTATGAAGTCTGGATATCTATCAATCAGATAATCTAAGTCAGACTCTTTTATTAACAAGTGTCTTAGAAGTTGTTTGTATTCTTTTTCGGGCATATCCTTTTCCTGTTTCGGACTTTTCGACCAGAACCAATCTGGGTATGGCTGTGTCTTCATAAAATGAAACCAAAGATCCATAGCGGTTGCCTTATCTATCGTTTTAAGGTTTAAAAGTTGAGCTCTTTCTACATATTTTTTAGAAAAATATCTATTGAATATAAAGAAAAACTTTATTTTATCTTCATCCGTTATCCTATCTTTATTACTATTGTATATCCAATCGTTTTTAAATTTGAATATCGCATTGGCGACATCGGTTATCTCTGCCATTAAAAGTTTATTAAGTATAACTATTTTATCATTTACCTATTGGAAAGTTTATACGATTTTACCATACCCACTTTCCATCTTCTCAAGAATCTCTTCTGGTAGATTGTGAAGTCTTAAATCAATAAGCTTAAAATTTCCTTTTATGTTCTCAACAATCTCTTCAATCTTAGACTTGCTCAACTTCTTTTTCTCACAGATTAGATCGGCGATATTCTCATTTAAGTCTGGATCCGATAAGTTTATCTCACCAAATTCTTCGATATAGGAATCGTAGATACCTTTAGCTCCTTTAGAACCAATACCTCTAGTCTTACCGTTTTTAGTCACGTTCCAAACAGACGAGATATTATCACTTTGATCACCAGATATAATCTTTATCATAAGAGATTCGATAGGATTGATTTCATGAAGTTCGTATTTGTTTATGAATCTATCCATAAGTGCCAAAAAATCAGAGTTATCATTCAGTTCAAAGATATCGTCGTTTGGAAGCTTGGATACTTTGTTCAAGAATATCTGATAGTTTTGTGGAAGGAATAGTTTCTCTTTGTTAAACATCTCGTTAGACATGATGTTTATATAGAGTGGTTCTAAACCATAGTTAACTATTTGTTTGATATCATAGTCATTGGAAACGATTATCGTAGATCTACCGTTTTCATTTGCCTTGGTGGCCAAAAAACTTAACCAATCATCTCCTTCGACGTGAGGTGCTTCCAATACTTTGAATCCACTATTGATTCCTTTTTTGAAATCGCCATAGGTTTCGTAGACGAAGTTCCAGTCAATGTCTGTGTCTTTTTTTCGAGTGGCCTTGTAGGCACTTGTGTATTGTTTTCTCCAAGACTTTTCTTTGGAGTCGGAAACTAAGTAAATATTTGCAAACGGATACCATTTGCGGTAGTTACTTATAGTATTTTCTAGAGACTTGTGTAATGCACCAAAAAGTAGATTATTCTTATGTAATGTAAAAACCAGTTTGCTTAAAATATAATTCCCATCTATGATAAGATCAACTAACATATAGATTTATTATTTTTTATTATATAGAAAAAAATCGCTCTTATGTTTTGAAATATACCATATTTTTATAGTATCTGATTTATTTGAATCTCTCGGTAAAGTCTGTCGAAATCATCTCTTATGTCTTGTGGATACTCGTATTTTTTGATATTAGAATAATAATCGTAGTTTTGTCTGTTGACAATCTTTTTTATGACTTCGTAGTTTTCCTTTATAAGGTTGTAACAATCTTCTTTGTTTGCCCAGGTTGTCATGTTACGTATAACGTCAAATTGAATATCCTCAAAGCCTTTGAAGAACTCTTTTTGTATGTAGGATCTAAAATAGTGATGTATTATTGCGTTCTTATGATCTTCAACACCTTTTGGGTTAGAAAGTTCAGGAGTTGTGAAATAAAACTCTACATTAAGCTCTACGAGCCTTTTAGTAATCTTCAGCACGGGCTTGACTATTCTTTTGTCCAAAAAGACATAGACTATGTCGTCTTCGATATAGCAAATAGGAATATTGACATACTTTTTGTATGTTAGTTGGCACTTGCCGACTTTCCAAGCCGTGGAACCATCCGGTATAAAATCACTTAATTCCATACTCTTTTAATATCTTATGAAGCAAAAGTTTGTTTTCTTCTCTTGTTCTTAGCTGTCCTTTGGATCTCCAGCCTGTAGTTCTGTTTGGAGAATACTTTTCTTTATATTTGGAATCCCATTTGGTTGTTGTATGAGTTTTGTATCTGAAAGCTTGTTCTTTACCAATGAAATCCAATAATGTAGGATAAGGATTGTAGAAACCGTTAACATCTTCGAAATGCCACCAATGTCCACAACTGTGCAATTTCAACAGTCTTCTTATGACTATCCTTTCTTCCACATATCTTCGCCACGCACGATTTCCCATAGAGACAAAGATACGAAAAAACTATTTGATATCAAACCCCTTTTCGAACATCCTTTGAATTTTCATCCTTCTCATAGTTGCGTTGAATCTACTATTCTGGTTTTTCTTCATCTTGTTGAATTCAGACAAAGAAATATACCCATCGGCGACTTTGACATCGTCTTCTCTTTCTTTCTTGTCTGTTACTACTATCACTTCAACAATTCGTTCTTTCTTAGATCCGCGCTTTTACCAAACCAAGTTTCTAAAGATCCTTTCGACGCATCGTCTTTTGTTATCAAAGTAAGTCTTGGTCTGTTGATAATGTCATCGTACTCGTCATCGACAAGCGCCGCCAATCCTTTTTTGTACTTTATCTCGAATTGCTTCAAATCGTTCTGTTCTGCCCAAGTATTGTATTCTCCCTGTGTGTAGAACAGAACTTTCTTCTTTGTCTTCGCCTTTGGAATGGCGACCACAATCGGTGTTTCGACTTTGTAAATCATCTTGCGCTCGAACATATCTGGCCAGTACTTGTAGAAGAAGTTTATCAAAAGCGCGGAGATTGCGTTACCATCCATATCAGCATCTGTAAATATAAGAACTCTACCATATCTAAGATTCTTAACATCAATAGGCTGTCCAAGCTTCAATCCAATAGAGGCCATAAGGTTTACCGCCTCGTCGTTCTGAACCAGCTTTTGATTTGTTATTTCTGATACATTGACAAACTTTCCTTTAAGTGCGAAGGCACCCATAGTCTCGGGTGTTCTATACTTTCTGAATGCCGAAATAGCTGAATCCCCTTCAAACAAACCGATAGAATACTTCCATCGGTCCTTTCCTTTGGCATCGATAAGTTTCTCAACCTTAATCTTTGTAAGTTTCTTATTAAGATCTCTTTGAAGCTTGCTATCCTCAGCATTCTTCTTTTGTTGAATCCAATCTAAAACTGAGTTTACTATCTCCGACTTCAATATTGACTGTATAAGTTTAGTACTTACTTCGAATGTAGTTCCAAACTCTTTTACCTCAGTGATAAGCTTTTCTTTCGTCTGAGATGAGAAAGAAGGATTTATAACAGTTGAATTTAAAAATAAAAACATATGTTGTTTTAATTCAGATGGCTTGATATCTACTTTATGTTTCTTCAAGAAAAACTCTCTAAGAGAAACAATTATCTGGTTCATCACATAGTCTACGTGAGTACCACCATCATAAGTTTCAGTAGTATTGGCAAAACTTACTTGTTGGAATCCATTTTGTGAAAGAGCTATTCCTAAAGACCATGTATTATCCTTTTTAGACTCACAGAAGAACTCTTCTGTATAAAGCTTTATATAATCATCAAAAGATTTTATGTTTATAGGATTTCCATTGAAGTATATCTTCAATCCTGTGTTACAGGCCGCGATGTCATAGATTCTTTTCTCAATCATCTTTAAATGATCCTCATCAATCTTTTCTATTCCAAACTTCTCTAAATCGGGTGTATATGTTATTTCTGTGTGATTTTTAGTAGATTTATTAATGACAGCTTTAGTTCTTTCTCTCATATTGCTTGAGAATACTTGTAAGAAGTGATTCTTACCATCACAAGATGAAACTATAAACTCTTTTGAGAAAACATTGGATAATTTTGCACCCAATCCATTGGTTCCTGCAACCGTACGTTCTTCAGTATCATCATAGTTAGAACCCGACATAAGGTTTCCAAAAATAACTTCAGGTACATATTGTTTATGTTCTTTGTGTATAACAATTGGAATTCCACCATTATCTCTAACAGATATTTGGTTTTTACTTAAATCTATATTTACATCAATTCTATTTAATTTAGGATTTCTTTGGTGCTCGTCAACAGAATTGGTAACAACCTCATCGAATATCTTTAGAAAAGATGGTATGTAGGTTATTTCTCTTTGAACCATTCTACCATCATCAAATACCCATTTAAGAGATGTACTTGGTTTGTTTGAGCCTACATAAGTGCCAGGTCTTAACAAGATATGAGATATCTGATCCAGTACTTTATATTTGTCTTCTATTTTCTTAGCCATTGTAAAATGTCGATTTTTTGTTTATATATATCAAAAAATCTTTTTTGTTTACTTTTAACTATTTTAATGGTATTTCTGGACTAACATCGAAATTCTCGTTCAGATATTGTTTTAACTCGTTTTCTATGTAATGATCAGGAACATGTTTATCATTTGGCTCTGCTTCCATCTTTTTGCTTAAATGCGTGGCGAACGCGTCAACAACTTCCGGTTTAAGCGCGTCAATCAATCTATCCTCAACCACGAAAGCTCTTGTGAATCTATCTTTTACATCTACCTCGCCTTCCGGTACTTTTGCAGCAACCTTTACAAAGCTTTTAAGAAAGTCTACGTATTTAGAGTCCGAATCCATATTTTGAAAGATAGGCTTTGTTATTCTATTGAATAACCTGGTGCTACCAAATACCAATCCGACAATCGCCATTATCGGAAAGAATGGCGCTAGTACCAAAGGCAACGCTCTTGGTATCGCAGACAGAAATGCCTTTTTGGTCTCTTGTGCCATTTTTGCTTCTTTGGCGTCTCTGAATATGGCCGCGAGTATTCCAAAGGTGAATTCTCCGCCGTTTTCTATCAGGTATGTACCTAATTTACCTCTCTTCGCCAAGCTGACCTGTTTTTTTATTTCATCACCTTCGACTCCCATCTTTTTAAGCTCATCTTCAAGATTATCATCTCTCAATAGTATATTTTCGTTGATGAAGCTATTGTATCTCTTTATTCTCATAATAAACAAAATTCGCGTTTTGTTATATATTAAATTAAGATTCCAAAAAAACAAAAACATTTTTTACTATATAGGAAACTATGACAGAAAAAACAATAACAGAATTCTTATCGGTCGAATACAAAGATTTTGCGATGTATTCCATTGAAGGTCGAGCGATTCCATCGTGTATTGATGGTTTCAAACCTTCTCAAAGAAAGGTAATACACGTTGCTAATCAGATATGGAAAACAGGAAATGAAAAAGTTCTTAAAATATTCCAGCTGTCTGGCAAAGTCGCCAGCGATGTGTTCTATCATCACGGCGACGCTTCGCTAAACTCGGCCATAATAAACATGGCGCAGAAGTTTAAGAACAACGCACCGCTTTTAGAAGAAGATGGTCAGTTTGGATCTTTAAGATCACCACAAGCTGGTGCTCCTCGATATATCGGCACAAAACTATCTGATAACTTTAGATTGATGTACAAAGACTTTGACCTGCTAAACTATAAAGAAGAAGAAGGTGAGAGTATCGAGCCGGAGTTTTTCTTGCCTATCATACCTACGGTTCTTATAAACGGATCTTCTGGTATCGCAGTAGGATTCGCAACAAACATTCTAAACAGAGACGTTAAAAGTGTAACAGACTCTTGTATAAAGATTCTTACGGGCAAAAAGATAGAAGAGATCGCACCTTCTTTAAGAGAGTTCACTGGTGATTTCGTACAAGACACAGAGAATCACAAAAGATGGATTATCAGAGGTAAGATTGAAAGGTTGAATACTTCTACAGTAAAGATTACAGAACTTCCACCTTCGATGACTTTCGAAAAGTATGAGGATTTGTTGGACAAGCTTTGTGAGGCAAAGGAGATTGTTTCCTATGATGATAATTGTAAGGACCGCATCGAATACATCATTAAGTTTACAAGAGCGGATCTAGAAAAAGCAACCGACGAAAAGCTTATAAAGATGTTTAAGTTAGAGGAAGCCTCTACAGAGATATTCTCTACGTTGGACGAAAATGGAAAGTTGAAGATATTCGAAAAGACTTCAGAGATAATAGAATATTTCGTTGCGTTCAGACTTTCTTATTACCACAAAAGAAAAGCATTCATGCTTGCTAAGATGAATCACGATCTTAAGATTCTAAGCAACAGAGGTA